GAGGCCGTGCCCGCACCAAGGACGGCCACGTGGCGGAGTGGTGACGCAGCGGACTGCAAATCCGCGTACCCCGGTTCAATTCCGGGCGTGGCCTCCAACCTACACCAGAGAAATCAGCGTGTTATCGGTTTTTATTCGCGTCGTGCGCGTCGTGCGCGTTTGTCGCGCCGGACAAATTCAGGGACATGGTTCGTTGTGTGGACGCAACTTGACCGTCTGATGCGCCTCATGGGGAGCGCACAAAGGTGAGCGGTGCGGCGGTCATGGCGTCGTGCTCTCCCATTGATTGAACATGCTCGGCGGCACCGTCTCGGGTGCGAAGCGGCGGCGGTCGTCGGGGCGCATCAGCCGATCGCGGCAGCCCGGCGGGATCCAGACGAGGCGGGTCTCGGTGGCGAGCGGCGACGACGCTGCATGCCTTTTCCAAACGAACCAGGCGTAGGCGGTGGCGGTGCTCGCGTCGGGGTCCCAGCGGCCGGCCACCATCGGCACCCGCTCGACAAACGGCGCGACGATCGCCGGCGGCGTGCGCTCGAACAGCCGACGGTAGCGCTCGCCACCCTCGAGCCAGGACATGCGGACCAACAGCGCCACACCGGTCGTCTCGGCACCCAGCGCGCGCTCGGCGAACTCGACCGCGAGGTTGAACGGCGGGTTGGTGATGATCCAGTCGACGGGATCGCGGAACCGCTCGTGGATCACGTCTGGACCGTGCCCGACGAACGACCCGACCCACTGCCGGCCGCCGTAGTCATGGACGTCGCTGGCGTAGACGGTCGCGAACCGCTCGGTCAGCACGTTGACCATGTGCCCTCCGCCGCACGCCGGCTCCCAGCATGTTCCGCGCGCATCGGGGATCACGTGCTCGAGAAGCGCGCGGGTCGCCCACGGCGGCGTCGGGAAGTAATCGAGGCTGTCGGTCGGCAGCTTGCGCTGCTCCATCACCGCCCGCCCGCCGCGCGGCAGCGGGCTCGCCGTGGTCCCACGCGTGCTCATGCGCTGTTCCCCCGGTTCGGTTGAGGCCACCTCGGCGGCTCCCTCACTGGCGCCCAACTTCGACAGACGACACGTCAACTCCGAACTCGATACTTGTGCCGTCGTCGGCACCGTGGCGGTGGCTGATAAATCCACGGATCACGACCGGGATGCGCTGGTCCTTCGGAAGCGACTGCGAACCCTGGGGCATCATCTTGGCGAGTTGCTTGCGGCCACGCTCGACGTCGAGCAGCGCGAATTTTGAAACGAGTTTCACAGTGCCTCCCCTGATTAACTTCCAGACCGCCCAGCAGACGCACCGGCTTCGAACGCCAGCTGCAACGCTCGGCACGCTTCCTCGAACCGCTTCGGGTCGTTGTCACAGACGCGATGTAGTACGACGGTCAACACCGGCAGCGGCTTGCCGTCGTCGAGCTTGATGCGCTCGTCTTGAGCCGTGAAGCACCAGCGGTCGAAGTCGTCATTCTTCGGTAGATCGTTCATCGGTGCCGCCCCCCGGTTATCGCCTGGATATACGAGTCATCTGCCCGCAGTGCTGACACTTTGTGCGCTCCCGTTCGGCGAGCCTCTCCATCTCTTCCTTGTACCGCTTGGAGGCCTCATGAATGCTCATTTCCTTGGATGCAAGCTGCACCAAGACCCACATAGGATTTAGTCGCTCTCCGCACCTTCCGCACTCGACTTCAAGTTTCTTGTCGTCAACTATAAACTTATCGTGCATGCACTCGCCGTGGCGTTGCACCTCCCACGGGCGCACGAGTGTCCTCTCCTCTGGAACGGGGTGCTTGAACCGAACCGGCAGTTTCGTGACGTTGTCGGACTCGTCCACGCCAGACCCTCCGCTGATGTCAGTTGTTGCCAACGCCAGCGCCGGAGATCGGCGATCTCGGATTGTTGCGCTTGAAGCTCTCCATACGAATGCGCTGTGCGTCTTCGGGTGCAGCCACGTCGATCGCGCGCAGAATGCACGAACGGTCGAACGACGCGCGATTAGCGTTGTCCAACATGTCCTCAAGGATGCGTTGCAGCGTCGGGTATTGACCGATTGCCCCCAGCATCCGGCAAAGCTGCCGCGCGGCTGCCCCGGCCGAAACTCCGTCGCGATACTCATCCTCTGCCCACTTCTCCACTACTGGCTTTTCCATCTGTCCGACCCTCCAACGTTGTCATGTCACCATTTCGGCAAACAGGTCTGTCCGCACGCGCGCCGTCACGACGACCGGGGGCGGGGCGTACAGGAACAGCTTGCCGCGTTTCTTCACCGCGTCGCCCCATCCGGCGCACTTGTAGCAGTAGCCGGGGTTGCGCGACTGGACGGCCTTCAAGTCGATCTCCGTGCGCAACCGTTCATCGGGAAGCTCGCCGTATCGGTTCACCCACTCGACATAGGTCATCGCCAGCGCCTCGCGGATCAGGTCAGACGACAGCCCAGCTCCGAGGTTGCGGAAGATCATGTTGCGCCACACGTACCGCGCTTTCGCGTCGGTGGCTTTCGTCTCATCTCCGCGACGGTGGCGGCTGCGGCCGCTGCCGACCGCCATCGGTGTCTTCTGGCGGATGCACGCCCACACGGCGCGACCGCAGTCGGTGACGAGCACGACTTCCTGTCCGACGCCGGTGAACGTCTTGCTGCCCGGCGTTCGTCTCGAGTAGTGCGGGCCGTGCCCAGCGTTGATACCGGTGCCGTCAACGACATCAAGCGCGCGTCGATCCGAGCTCGAAGACAGCAGCCACACAGCAATTGCTCCTCAGTTTCCGGTGATCGTCGGGAACAGCTCGCGCGGCAGCATCGGGCTGCCGGACGTCGTCGGCAGTTGCCAGTCGGTCATGTTGATCGCCTCTCTATGCCGTCATCTTGCTTCGTCGCTGGCTTCCGTTTTGGTTTCCGCTTGGCCCTGGTGGCGTTGCAGCACGAGCAGCTTATGCCGGTCCAATGGCTATCGCTGATCGTGTAGATGCGCTGATCGTTGCTCATCGATTGCTCCCCTGATTTACTTAGACCAGAACGCCGCGTCGTGCGCCCTGTCCGCGCACACCTTCCGCAATCCTTGAACCACGCCGCCGCGCAACACGAACGTGCGCCCCTCGACGATCATGCGGACCTCGCCGCCGATGTCGGGCGGGTCGACGATGATGGTAGCGGATAGAGTGCCGCCAGGATCGCGCCGCTTCGCCATGCCAAGACCCTCCCTCAATAGTCGCCATCGTTCAGCACGACGACGTGCGTGCTGTCAGTCTTAACTTCGCGGATCGTAAAGTTCTGATCCGTTCCGAGCCCCATCCCGCAAAGCTCGTTGTTGAGCAGGACGTGAGCCTCGTCGAGATCGCGGGCCACGATCACCGCCGACGTGCCGACCGGGTAGTGCCCGCGAAAATCATTGCTGTAGAACACTCGCATCATGCCGCTCCCTAGTTGTTCAGCTTCAACCCGATCACGTCGCGCATCGCTGGCGATAGCTCGCGTGCGATCTCCTGTCCGCTGCTCGACTTCGCCCACTCGTCGCTTTCTTCTTTCGTGGCGTCGAACTCGCCGTTTGCAACGCGATCGGCCAGTTCGACCAAGCCGTACTTGCGGCAGAGCCGGTGCAGCTCTGTGATCGGGCAGGCGTGTGTGTCGGCGTAGTCGGTGAACTCGCCGGCCGCCGCCCTGGCCATCAGCTTGTCGTGCTTGCCGTCCGGGTTGTACGACTTGATTGCCGCAGCGAGCTTGTCAGCAGCGGCCTTGGTGTGTGGCCCCCATTCGATGCTCATGCCTGACCTCCGTCCATCAGTTCGTAGTTGTTGTCTGCATCGTCGAGGCCGCAGTCGCCGCGATCCTTGTGCTTGTCGCAAAATGCCCGGTACTCGGTGACGCCCTCCATCCACTTGCTCACCGGGATCACCTCGCCGTCGCTGCCGTACCGCGCCTTGAGCCTGTAGCGGACGGTCCACGGTTCGCAGCATCCCTCCTGATCGCAGCACTGGCCGAGAGTGTTCGGCGTGTCGATCTCGCCATTCTCGCGCCCCGTCAACAAGTAGTAGTCCACTAAGCGCGCGGCCATCGCCACATCACGAGCGCCCTTCGACCCAACAACCACACCTTTGCGATAGAAGTCGATCCGCGCGCTGATGCGCCACTCGTCGCCGGACATCTCGCTTTCCTTCCAGCGCGGCACGGTGACGATGCGGATTTCATCGACGAACTGGCCATCCGGGCGATCCGCTCGGCGCTCGGTTCCCTGCATGACTTCACCCATGTTTTCCTCCGTTGTTAGTCTGGCAATTTCACAGCCTTGCCGTCACCAAGGCGCACGGTGTCATCAGCACGGTTCTCCGCCGATGACGGGCTGATCATGCTCGCGGCCATCTCGTCCCGGATCACGTTCCAGATCGAATCTGGAATGTTCGCCGTGATTATGGGGTAGCCATTCCTAGCCCTGACGTTGTCGGGATGGTCTCGATTGAGCGCATCGCGCAACGCCTGGAACAGTCGATCTGAAACTTCCGGCATGCTGGCCTTGCAATGTGATCATGTCAGGTTGAACTCCGCAACGACGCGCGCCGCGACGTAATTCTTGGCGTCGTTCTGGTTAGCGCTACAGCCGTATGCGCATGTGAGCATGTCGGTGCGGCGGCTGCCCTTGCCGTCAATACCAACGCCGCACGGCGTATAGTAGGCCTGCCCGCAATTGCAGATGGGCTTGCCATCCGCGTAGCGCTGGATCAATCGCTCAAAGTCAGTCATGGCCACGGCTCCTCACTTCCCTGCCTCTAGTTCTGCAATTCGCGACCTGGCCTCGGCCAATTGCGCGGCTGGAGAGCGCCCGACACGCTTCTCGATCGTGAAGGTTAGTGGACCCATCCCGGGGTGTCCGACCTCCATCTGCACAAAGTTTTGGCCGCCTTCGGCCTGCATGATGCTGAGCAGATGATCTGCCATCAGTCCCGCCAGCCCTGTTTTTATCGCGATCTCGAACGCACCGCGACCGTCTGGCCCGGCGTACATAAGCCGGGCGTCCCTCCACCGCCCTTCAAGCAACGCCGTCAGTCGCTCAATCTCGGCAGCGGCGTGCTCGCAGCAGGTGCATTCGCTGTGCAGCGTGGCACCTCGTGCGAACGTCGCCACTGATTGCGGTGTGCTCACGGTTCGCTCCCCCGTTGAACTCCGGCACCGCCGGAACGGATTTACAAGACGACGGTCTGGATATCGCCGCTGGCCCGGAGCGGCCTCGCCGTCTCGCCGGAATGGTCCTCTACCTCGATTTGAGCTCCGCCTCGGCTACCTGAGCGCGGCGCTTCCACTGGTCGCGATCTCGGGCGAGGTCTCGCACCTGCCGCTCCAGGAGAGCGATGCGGTGGCCATGCTCTCCTGCGACCCGTTGCCAGTGCGCTATGTGCTCGGCGGCAGTACCATGCATGTTGTCCCTCCTATCCTGCTGTGTCGATTTCCGAATGCTGCGGGTGCCGGTAGTTCGTGATCCACTCCGGCAGCGCGCCGCGCCGAGCGCGCACTTGCGTCAGGCCCGCTGGCGCATTCGGGAACGTCTCGTTGAACTCTGTTAGCAGCCGAGCCATGTCCGCCTGCCACTGGTCCGGCATCTCGTGCATGAGCACGCGCGGGAGCGTCAACCACGAGGCGCGCGTAAGCCCGAACCATGCCCACAGAGAGTCGTAGCCGCTTCCTCGCATGACATCAGCCCTTCCTGTTGAAATGCGCCGACGTGAACAGCGGCACGAGGAGGGCCCACAGTCCGGCCGGGGAGCTTGCCCAATAGGCCACACTGACGACGCACCCGAGAACGAGCGCCGTCATGAGGCCATAGAACACCACTGCCGCCCACGCCGCATGCGCTTCATCCGACACCGCTCAGGCCCTCCTCTCATGCCATTTCCGGATTGGCGCGCCGCGCCGTGGCCTTGACGACGCGCTCCACATTCACCGTGTATGTGCCGGCAATCTCCGGCGGGCCGTGAACCTCGACCTCGATGTACTCCATGGTGGCGTCGTTGCCGAACCACTCCTCCCACTCGCTCTCGCCGATGTAGTCAGTCACGGCGCGCTCGACGGCGGCCTGAGCGTTGACTTCCATGCCGGCCCACGGCGGCAGCAAGGTAATGGTGTCGGGGACCAGCGCGCCAAGCCGGTCCTTGTCGTGCTCCAGGTATGCGCTCCAGCGCATCTCGATGCTCGCCACGCTCGGCTCCTCTCAAATCACTTCCGTTTCCGCGAGTAGTTGTAGACCGAGCCGCGCGAGATGCCGAACCGCTTCGCTATCGCGGACGATTGATGAACAGTTCATGGCTTCCCGCCCTTGCGCTGCGGCGGGGCCTCGCGGCGGTCCAGCCACTCGCGGAGAGCGGCTTCGACGCACGCGGTTTTCGATGGCGGCGGGCTCTGAGACGCGAGCCATGCGTCCAGCCGGTCGAGGAGATCGGGGGCGAGCGCGTAGCTCACCATTTTCTTGAGTCGTGGCATTACCATGAGATGCCACACTACAGACGTTTCAACAAATGTCAATACACGTATTGACAAGACAAGACACGACAGTGTAGGGTCTTTGGAGTAGAGTTCAGAACGTCAACGGAGCCCCGAGACATGCCGAAGTTTTACGTGAGCAGGATGGAGCGCGTTCAGGTCTACGCCACCGTAGAGGCGGACGATAAAGAGAGCGCAATCCAGAAATTCGATGAGCACTACCCAGGGCTGACCGGCTTCGTCGGTAACGGCGGTTCCAACAAGCTCGTTGGCATCTCGCCGGGCGATGAACTCGACTACGGAGTTGAGAACGTCGAAGACTACGCCGACAGCCAAGCTGAACCTGCGTAAGAAGGGCCCGGTCATGGCGAAGCGCAAGAAATCGAAGCACGACGACCTGAAGCGTCGCCTCAAGGCGTTGGTTGATGACGAGAGCCTTGAGGACATGCCGGACGGTGCCTATTGGGGCATCGTCAACGAGCGACTCGGCCTCGAATACGGCGAAGCGCAAGAGATCATCGCCGGGGACCCGGCGTACTTCGGATACGAGTGAGGCAGGAAGGGCCGCGAGGATGGCAAGCATGAGGGTATCACTCGACGGCCTTATGGCTAGCGTCGAACGCGCGCTGAGGTCGAGCAAGGAGGACATGGCGTGCGCCTATGCGTACTCGCTCATGGAGTTCGCGGAGAACCTGCGGCTCGTGAAGGAAGGAAAGGCGACGCCGGACGAGCTGTTCGCGCTCTATACGATGGGCGAGAAGGAAGGCGACGGCCTGACCAAGCGAGTAGACAAGCGCTACTACAAGACGACGAAGACGAAGCTGCTTAAAAGGGGCCGCCCCATGGAATGGCAATCGCTCGATACAGCCCCGGTGGACGTGGTTGTGCTGCTGTACAGCCCGAACCGGCACGCCTCAAACCCGGCGCGGATTGAGATTGGCACTGCGCACACCAGCTGCGGCAGTCACCACGCTTGGGCCACGCATTGGGCTCCGATGCCGGAAGGGCCAAGCGTGGATCAAATCAACCGCGCATTGGATGCAGAGATAGAGCGTGAGCACCACGCGCGCATTGCCGAGGAAGAATACAACCGCGAGATGGCGGCAACCTATCGCTGAACAAGAAAGGCCGCGATGAAGATCACCCCCAAACAGCGCCAAGTGCTGATGGCAATCCGCGACCTGTACGAGCGCCGGGCCGTGTATCCAGACCACCACGCGATAGCGGTCTAGTGCGGTAGAGAGTACAGTTCCGCTGATTGGGCACACGAGCCGCTGCGCAGGCTGGCGCGGTCGCGCCTTGTGTCTTCAATGGGCAAGTCGTCGCCGTATGGCGGGCGGCGGTGGAAGATCACCGAGAGCGGCTTGAAGCTGCTCGGTCATGAGTGACATGAAAGGCCGCAGTCATGAGCTACGAGGCTTGGGGCGAACCCGACGACTACGAATGCCGAAACTGCGAACAACTGATCGCCGAGCGCGACAAGAATGAAGAGATGGCCGAAGCGTTGGCCGACGCTATCGCGGATTTCTTCGGGGTGGACATCGGGGAGCATGTCGGCGGAACGCCGGGCAACTGTCCGTGGACCAACGCACTGGAAATCATCACGAACGCCAAGGGGACATTCGGTCTCTATCGCCTCCAGCAGCACGGCGAAAAGTGTGGCTGCACAGACTGCACATGAAGGGCCGCCCCGATGGGATACCTTACAAACGGCGTGACGTTCAACGTGTTGCGAGACGCGAACGTCAATCGCCAGAAGGAATGGCCGGGCAACGAACACGCCGACGTGGCGTTCCGCTGCATCGAAGTCGCGGGCGAGGCTGGCGAGCTTGCGGAGGCCGTCAAGAAGTTCCTTCGCGCAGAGCGCGGGATCAAAGGCAGCACCGCGACGAAGGACGATGTCGCCGCCGAGATGGGCGATCTGCTTGTGTCGCTCGACCTACTCGCGAACGAGATGGGTATCGACCTCGGCGAAGCCGCCCGCAGGAAGTTCAACGCCACGAGCGAGAAGTACGGGATGCGGACGTACATCGGGACCGATGGCGACTGGCACCTGAAACCAGTCGCCGCAGAGTGACAGAAAGGGCCGGACCGATGGATACGTTTAGAGATGCAGTCGCGGCGCTGGTGACGGCGCGCAAGAAGTATCCGGAAATGCTCATCGAGATAACTCTTGAGACGTATGGCGCTCGCATCCACGCCACACTTGGTGATCGAGGTCTCGATCGGTCCGTCTCGTGGAGCGAGATGGAGCACGCGCACGCAAACGTGCTGGCGATCGGCGTTGGCGATGTCGCGCGCCAGCTTGTTGCAAGCCGCGCCGCATGACGCATCCCGGCGAGACGATACGGGCGATCATACTGCGCGACGGCGCTACCGTTACAGATGCCGCAGTCAAGATAGGCGTTGGCCGTCCTGCCCTGTCGAACATGCTGAACGGCAACGCGGCTCTGAGCTGGGAAATGGCTTTGAAGATCGAACAGGCATACGGCATTGACGGTGACGAGTTGATGCGGTTGCAATGGGAATTCGATCGCTGGTGCGCTAGGCACGGCGAGTGACCAACAAGGCCCCCGGCTACAACAGCGCCATCCATCCGCCCAGATAGGCCGCCGATAACAGCAGCGAGATCGCGAGCCGGCGGTCGCGGCGCGTCTTCAGGCCAGCAAGGCGGTCCACCGCCCGCTGGACGGCACAGCGAAACCGCGTCATTTGTGAATTAGCATCTTGAGCCACATTTGAGCGGCCTCCAAAGATCCCGTCCCGTAGAGGACTCCAAGCGGGACGGCGTACCGCAGCGCGTCTTTGACCCACCGCTCGGCGCTCGGTATCGCATCCGGCCGTTGCTCCAGAGCTGCTATCCGCTCTGTCATCTCGCCCATCCGCTGGTCTCCGGCCTCCATTCGGCTTTCGATCCGGCCGAGCTGCGTGATGGTGTGGTCCGACCGCTCGAGCAGGCGCCCCAGCATCATCGGCACTGCGTGGCCGTTGATCCGGTCCCAATCGTCCTCCGGCGACGGGGGGCGGCGACCATCGCTGTTCGATAGGAGGGGAGGCTGCAACGGTCGGCTGCGCGCGGCCGAATAGCTCATGAGTCCTGGCTCCGACCGTCATCGCCTGCTCGCTGATGTCCCTGTCGCAACTTTCACGTCAACGTCGCAGGGCGCCTTGTAAACCACATCGCGCTCATTCTTGATGGTCGCGAGATAGCTGTTCTGCGCGGCCACCTCGCGCTGCATCCGGCAGGGTGCCTTGGCGCTGTTCGATACCCGTGGCAGTTCGTCGAGGAGCTTAGTCGTCCCTGGTAGTGGGATCGCGCTGCCCGCGCACGCTGGGAGAAAGAGCGCGATCAGCAGCGCGCTTGCCGTTTTGAGCTGCATTGTCGGTGGCCCTCTCAATCTTGGCGACGGCCTTTGCCGCGCCCTGGCGCTCAAGTGATCTGTCACGCAGGACGCAACTGCCCACTACGAGAGACGCAACAGCACCGCTGGCGACAATCTGCCAGCCGAGACGAGAGAGCCCGAAGATCATGCGCCCCTCCATTTATCCAGTAGCCACGGGATGCCGAAGATCCCGGCGACGACCAGCACGCCTGCAATGACGAAGGGGTCATGGTTTCCGACGATGGATTTCCACGCGGAAATCGAGGAAACCGTCTGCGTGATCGCTTCCGGTGGAGGCGGGACACCCGTCGTGGCGACCACGCCCACGGCAGACGTGCCGACGCCAGTCGCCACCACCTTCACCTTGGTAGCCACCCGCGCAAGCCGCGTTTCCGGCTTCGGGCTCGGCACGTCGTTGTCCGGCGAGAAGCCTGGCGCTTTGGCGTTCCCAAAGGCCATCGCGTGCGCGTCGCGCCACGACGCCTCATCAATCGGGAAATCGCGCCCCGCCTCTTGCCATGCCATCGCTCTGGCAAGCGGGATTGCCACGTCAGGATTGAGCAACAGCTGTTCGGTGAGGCGGTCGGTCGCCTTGATGCCGCCCTTCTCTTCGAGCACCTTTAGGTACGTCGTTGAATAGAACCCGCCGCACCATGTCGTGATCGCCTCGCGGATGGTCTTGCCCCGGTAGCGATAGCGGCCAAGAGGGTCTTTGCCGTGCATCAGAAGATCGAATTGAGCCGCCGCGCCGTGAACTGGGCTCGGAAACTTTGCGATCTTGTGCTTACCATCCTCGGAGCGCAGCACTTCGAACGACGTGCTCCCGAACTTGCGTGCGCTCGGGCCTGGGTACATCGCGCCGGGGTTGTTGGTGCGGATCGAAGCCGGTGTGATCGTCATTAAACAGCCCTCCGTCTCCCGATCAGACCGGCCGCGTAACTCTCCCGGTTCTCGATCTTGCTTCTGAGATGCGCCACGGCCTGCGTGAGTGCATCCATATCGACACGCATAGATTCGACGACCGTCGCAAGCCCGCCCTGAGCCGCCGCCGCGCGCTCAGATGCTTCGCGGTGGACCTCCATGATCTCCGAAGTAAGCCGGAGCTGGTTGGCCAAAGCCGCAGGAAGCTCCATGCTGTCGACAACAAGCTGCTCCAGGGCCTCCATACGGTCGATGATGTTGCTTACTGCCGGGGCCAGGACCTCCCCCTTGTCGGGCTGGGGCTGGGCAACCAGCGTGTTGGCGCGGTCGCGGAGCTCCTTGACCTCCTCGGCCAGGGCGATGACCATCTTCTCTAGCTCCGAGAGCTTGCCGTCGTCCTGACGGAATATCTCGTGCAGCTCGCGGACCTCTCGAACGCGCGCCCGCCAGGAGATCAGATCATCTACACTTCCCATGTGACGGCCTCATAAGCTGCCTTGACGGCTTCCGCTGTCGACGCCTCACTGATCGCTTTCTTGCCGGACAGACGCTTCGATTCGATGACGTAGGAGAGCTGGGCGAACTGTGTATATTTTTGCAGCACGAGTTGAGCGGCGGCCCACAGCGACACGGCTTCGGTGCCGACCGATGCGGCGAGCGTGGGGAACGAGGCCAACCGCTGCTGCTCGGTCAGCGCGTTCGCCGCCGTCTCCCCCATGGCGTTGACGCCCTGCGCCTGCTCGAATTTTTCGCGGTAGGTCATTTGCATCCCTTCGCCGGGTGTGATGTATTTCAGGCGAGTGCGCTCGGCGTCGGAGTCGACGGCGGTCTGGTAGATCGTCTTCAGTTCATCTAGCGTCTTGGACAGAGCCCATACCCGCGTGATCTCGATCCTCCCGTTGGCGTAGGCGCTCGATCGCGACGCCTCGGTGTGATGTGGGCTCGGAGGCCCGGCGTCGACGTAGACCGCATCGACGAGCGACCAGCGGTCGGCGTGGACGTGTCCGGCCACGGCACCGTGCGTCGCCGCTCCATCCGGCCAGACAACGGGGCCGGATATTGCCCCGCAAGGCAAGATGACCTGCTCTTGCTGATCGTAAATGGCGCGCATTGATGCCTCCTCTGTGCGGGGCGATGCTTACGAAAGAACAACGGCAATGGCAGTGGGCGCCGAAGCCGATGCGTAGGTAGCCGTGACGGTTCGCGGCGTAGCGGCAGCCGTCGGCCACGCCGACGCGCTCGACATCCATCGCTCGGGCCCGGTGTACTGCGCCTTCTCGTCGGCGCCGGTCCACGAAATGTCTCCGTTCGAGCCGGGATTGGCGACGGCGATCAGCATCCCATCCGCTGGGGCGTTGATGTTGAGGTAGCCGGGGTTTGCAGTGCTCGCCGCCGTGGCGTAGGGCGTCAGGGACGAGATGCCATAAGCTGCCCACGCGCTCATCATCAGATAGGTGCCGACGCCGTTGTTGGTGTTGATGACAATGTCGCCGGAGGCCCCGGCTGGGACCAGAGCACCCCAAATGCACGCGCGCCGCCCACCATTGAACGTGGTGGCGATCTCTGTCGCCGACACGCCACCGATGGTCATCGATCCGACGTTGTTGTTGGTCGACCCGTCGTAGATCGTAACGCCGACGATGATGTATCGCAGCGGCGACGGAGATCCGAAGCTGACAGCGCTGAACGTGTACGTCGACAGAGCGCTGTCGTTGCGGCTCGCCGACAGGAACACGAGTTCCCGAGCGTGTCCCGATGTTGCCAGCATCATGTTCGGTGTGAAGAGCATTATTGCAGCGCCTTGATGGTGTAGGTGGCGACGCCGTTGATGCGAACGACAGAGATGACGAAATTGTGCGCGTTGGTCGTGGTCAATGCATCGCCGACACTCGACGAAACGGTGAAACCCGAGAACGTGATCGCTCCGGCGCTCGCGCCGTTGGTGACCAAGAGCAGCAGCGAGCCGTCGTTGGCGGGAGCCGTGATCGTGAACGCGCCGTTGTTGGTAATGTATTGGAGCGGCCGGTCGCCTGGGTCGAGCGTGATCGAGCCGGTGGCGAGAGATTTGGACGTTACGCGAACGCCACCCGTGAGTACCTGGTCCTCGACGTCGAGCTTCGCCGTATCGGCGTCGTACGCCTGGACGTCTGTCCCGATTGTCAGTCCGAGCGACGCCCGCGCCGTGGCACCGGATTCAGCAACCCAATTCGTGCCGTTTCCGACGATGATATTGCCGTCCGTGACGGCCAACGCAGCAATGTCGGCGAGGCCGGCGTCGTAGGCTTGGACGTCGGTGCCGATGGTTAGCCCGAGCGATGCACGGGCCGTAGCGCCGCTCTCCGCGACCCAGTTCGTGCCGTTGCCGACGATGACATTGCCGTCCGTGACGGCCAGGGCCGCGATGTCGGCGAGGCCGGCGTCGTAAGCCTGGACGTTCGTTCCAATCGCCACGCCGAGGTTCGTCCGCGCCGTTGCAACATTGACGAGATCAGAGAGATTGTTGGCCGCCAGCATGTCGCCGGCTCCGATGCCGTCAGCACCCTTGTCTCCTGTTCGCGCGTAGAGAACGAACAGCGGATCGGCAGCCGAGAACGATCCGGAGTGCGTGACGTAGGTCACGGAAAGCTGCGTCCACCCGGTATTGTCGGTGCTGGCGGCGCTGACCGAGTAGACGGCAAAATTCTGTGGGGCAGCAGCCTTGCGGATTGTTATCGTCCCGCGCAACGACGTGTTCGTGCTGTCATCCCATGTCAGCACGAACGCCGACGCATCCGGATTGCCGGTATCGGCGGTCAGGTCTGAGATCGCAATCGCCGTGACACTGGCGAGGGTGGCGTTGTTGAGCCGGATTTCCCCGGTGCCGGGATCGGCCATCGTCGTGGTGGTGTCGTAGTTCCACTTGAACCCGGCCGCCGTGGCGCTCGCAGCAGCAGCCGTGGCACTTGATGCCGCGTTGGTCGCCGCCGTCTCGGCGTTGGTCTCAGCCGTCTCCGCATTGGTCTCGGCGGTGGCGGCATTCGTCGCCGACGTGCTGGCGGCGGTCGCACTGTTGGCTGCGTTCGTTGCACTTGTCGATGCGTTCGTCGCGCTTGCGGCGGCAGCAGCCGCACTTGTTGCCGCTTCCTCCGCAGAATCCGTCAGGTTCGTCTCTGTCCCGGCGTCGTTCTTGTGGTAGAGATCGCCGTCCGTCTTGGTGTAGATACGGCCGTAGCCGCTCGACGGTGTATCAGGAGCCGACGCCTCCGTCAGCTCGAGGAACGACATGCGGACGGGGTTTCCCTCGCCGTCCCAGAAGTCTTGCGCTCCTGACGAATCGAGCTGCATCACGTCGCCCGTGATGCCGTCCGCACCTCCGCTCAACGCCTCCTGTGCGATCAGCGTCAGCTTGTCTAGCGCCGCCTCGATCGTCTTGGCCGGAAATGGATCATTGTCGGCCCACGAACTGGCCTGAGTTTTTGTCGTTCCGCGCGTGATGCGCAAAACCTCGCCAGCGGCCGGAGCCGTCAGCATGGTCACGGTTCCTGTCGCCGGCAGCCCGTTGCTATCGGTGCCACCCGACACGGTGTAATGCGTGCCGATTGTCTTGACGGTCTCGACGCCGAGGGACGAGATCAGCGTGACGACCAGCGAGCCCGTGAAGAACGGCCACGTCACCGGAAACGCCGTGGTCGCGCCGTTGCCTACAAAGCTTAGTGGTGCATACGACGTTGAAACGGTCATAGGGCCGGAACCTTCGCGGGTTGCCGACGCGGGACGAACGGACAGGTTTTCTGGGGGGCGCTGCGAAGGAGTATCGGCCAAAACCCTACGGGGGCGGCGCCGGTCCTCAAGCGGGGCGGATCATACCATGATTTGCGTGACGGGGACCTAATTTGTGCGGAACGGGGCCAGGAGATTGGGCGGGCGTGACGGTTTGTACTCACCCGGACCCCACCAAAACTCCTGCCCGTCGTAGTCCTTGGCTCGCGTAGAACGCTGTTTTGCGAATGCCTGCTCGGCTTTGGGATCGAACATCCGTTGCAGGAAGTCGAACCCGGCGTCGTGGAACTTCTGGATGTACCAGAGCTTCGGCGTGTTCAGCCGGGCAAAGCGGACGGCCTCGGCACCGAAGTTCGTATTCTCGCCCTTGCGGGCCTGCGCCAGATTCCCGACCGTGAGCTTGGCCAGGTTGTCCACGCGCTGCCAGACCGGACCTGCCACGGTCGCCGGCAAAGAGCCGCCGAAGCGGTTGAAGTCCGCAAACAGGAAGTCTCCGTAGATGCCGAAGCCGCCGCCCTGGGCAATGGCCGCAACCCAGAAGTTCGGGTCCGCGAGCATCTCGTCGTCGAGCACCTTGCGCGGATCTCGCCCGTCCTTGATGTCCTTGAGCGCCAGCGCAACGGCACCGAGCAGCGCCGACGTGACCAGAAGCGCCATGGCGTACTCGGCCCCACGCGCCCGGTTGACGCCAAGCTCCTGAAGAACGGGCCTGAGCACCTGGAAAATCACCCCAAAACCGAAGCTCTTGAACTGTCCGAACGATCTCAGCAGCTCGCCAGGGATCGTACCCCGCGCCGCGTCACCTCGCCACGCTGTCGTTGTGCGGGATGTGCCCTCGATGATCGCAGTTCGGGTTTCCTTGATGAGCATCATCGCCCACTGCTCGCCAAGAGCGCGCCCCCCGGCTTTGGTCACGGCGTTGGCGGTCAACCAGAACCCGTCCTCTGGAACAGCCCCCCGGATCGTGTTCCATGACGTTTCCGTGAATCCGTGGCGGGCCAGGGTCTCGCGGGCTCGGGGTTCGAGGTCGGACCACCCCTTGCCGGTCATGCCGGCGAAGTGCGCCATGAGGTCTTTTGCGATGCCGTTCTTGCCGCCCTGCGTCCAGGCGCCGAGGCCCTGCAACGAAATGATGCGGTCGGCCAGGAACGCAGAGCCTCCCTCCATCGCGGACAACACGCCGGAGATCGCGCCGTCCATGCTGCCCTTCTCGAACCCCTGCCGGAACGGGCGCGAGATCAATCCCCCCTGAACCAATCCGGTGAAGCGAGCGTCCTGGTGGAAATGGCTGATGGCCTGATCCATGCCGAGCCCGAGCCGTATGGCGTCGAATCGGTTGTCTGGCAGCGCCTCGCGAAGCGTCGTCGCCAGAATGCGGAGCGAGCTGCGCTCGGCCCTGCCCATGCCGGCCATGAGCCGGGTGATCTTGCCGAACGCCGGATCTGTCACGGCGGAGATCATGGCCGACCCGAGCGCGTTGGCGGTGACGAGGTTGCGCGCCGTCGCCATCGCCCGCGCGAAGTTATTCGGGTTCCCGGCCTGCGCGCCGCGGTTCATATCGAACACCTGACGCGCCCTGCGGATCATGTGCTCGGCGTAGGCGATCGGGTTCGTGGCGCGGGCGAACGTCACATCGTCGCCCATCTTGTCGATCACGTCGCGCATCTGTTTGGCGATCTCGGCGTCCACGACCGTCATCGGCTCTTCACCGCGATAGTAGGGCCGGAGCTTGAAGATCGTGTCCGCCATCTCGGCGTTGAGCGCTTCGATCCTGGCCTTGATCTTGGCCGTCGGCTTGCCGCCGAGCTGCGGCTTGTAGGTCATGCGCAGGCGGGTCAACTGCTCGTGGAGGTCGGCGAGCTTGTCGGCGAGCACGCTATAGTCCGGGTTCGGGCTCGTCAGCTTGGCGGACAGCTCTTTAAGCTCAGCCGCATAGCTCCGATAGATGGCCCGTTGCGCTGGCATGGTTGCTGCGGCCTGCCGGACCTTCTGCGCCGCGTACTCGAACCCCATCGCGGCGTTGGGGCCGAACCTCTCGATGAACGCGATGTCGCGTGCCATCAGGGCGAAGTGGCTCATGACCGAGGCATACACGTCCGGGTTGCCGAACTGGTCGGCGATGCGCCGCCATGCGGCACCGTCCTTGAAGTGGAAGAAGCGATGGTCGGCGTGCTGCTTCCAGAGTGCGCCCTTGCCCTGCGGCTGGCCGGTCGGCTCCTGGTCGATCAGGCCGTCCGTCATGATGCGCTTGATCGCGATCCCGGTTCCTTCCGCGATCTCGTCGTCCGACATCGGCCGCCCGGTCAAGGGGTGCTTCATGCGGTCGCGGTCGAGTTCCTTGATGATGGTATCGACGAGCGCCTGCTCGCCGTGCATGTCGATGAAGTTCGCGAGAGCCTCCTGGTCCCACGACATCGGCATGCCGTAGCGGTCGAGCTTGCCAATGACGCCGCCGCCCTCGTTGAACCGAACCCGCAAGTCATCTCGCACCTTGTCGATCTTGGCCGCGAACTCGTTGGCCATCTTGTCGTCCGTCGTCTTGCCGAACAGCGCGTCGACCACCTTGTCGGCCCGCATTCTGACAGACTTCGACCGGCGCCTCAGATCGCCGCTGAACCAGCCCTTCCTGAACTCGCGGACAAACACGTCCATCTCCCGCATCACATCTCGGAGGATCGCGCCTTCCTTTGCCTTTTGGTCCGGCATGAACGAACCAGACCGGGCATCGGCCTCGACCATCTGCATCAGTGCTTCAGCGAGATCGGCCTCGTTCTTGTGGTTCCGCCAGCGGTCGAGATCGGCGTCGATGGCCTTGTTCGCCATCATCTGCTTGGCGGCGGCGTAGTTCTTGTGGAACGCCTCGGCTGAAAGCTCCTTCGCGAGCTGGTCCTTGGCCTTGGCCTTGTCACCGGCCACCTTCTCGAGCTTGGCATAGCGCGCCTTCAACTCGTCGGCGCGGTCCTTGTCGATGAAGCCCTGGGCAAGCGCGCTGTCGATGCAGTCGTTGATGGATTTCATCGGCACGCCTCAACCAGCATCTGCATCTCCGTGGTCTGGTCGGCGTCGTCGAGCGCGCGGCGGAATCCTGCCGCCTCGGATGTGTTGTCGTTGGCCGCCATTCTCGGGGCCTGGTCCTCGGGCATGATCTCGTCCATGACCCGCCGCGCGATGGCGGGAAGATCGGACACGTCACCATCCATAAGGGCGCGCATGACGGTCGTCTCGATCTGAGCTGCTGTCTCGGGGCCAACGGCGTCGGAGAGAGCCTGACGGGCCTCGGTGATGGCGTCGCCGTCCTCCGCAAGGCGGGCCATGATGGCGGGGAGATCATTCCCGGCAAGAGCGGCAAGCCTCGGATATGCGGCGACATAGGGCTCGATCAGGCGGGGGATCGTGTCGGGGTCGATGTCGTCTCGGCGCATCGCGAACATGGTGCCAGGCGCGTCCGAATAATCAAGTTTGCCTCTTGTCCATATCGCAAAAGTCAAGGCCGTCTTCTTCACGTTGCCCTTGCTGTAATAGTCCTCTTGCATGCGCACGCCGTCATAACCGAGGCGCTTCAGCTCGGCGACAGTTTCCGGGTTTTCAAGGTGCCCCCAGGTGTTTCCTACGGTCTCGTCAAGTGCTCTCCATATGCGATCAGCGTTCGGCTGCCGATTGATGTACGGGGCCAGACGCGCAAGATCACGGGCTTCCCACGGATCGAAATAATACCCTGGTCTGAGCGTCAGCTTTTTGATTGTCGATCCGAAGTTGCTGGCAAACTCCTTGGTCGGGGTCACAAATGCGATATCATTGCCTTGGCCGCTGGCAGCCTTGGCTATTTCAGCACTGTATGTCGTGAACGTCGCGTCTGTCCCGTGGTAGACGCGCATCTCAGTATCCGCAGGACGCGGCTCCGACGCCGCCTCTATCACGCGATCAATGATGCTCGACTTCTGCAACTCCCGATCGAGCTTCATCGTCTCGGAGCGCACCTCTTTGAGGCGGTTCGCTGCGGCGATCACGGATGGGTCTTCAAGCGCTGATGCGATATCGAGGTACTGCTTGTTTCTCGGCAAGATCTGCAGCCATTTAGCGTTGTTACCCATGGCGGCGTCGACGTTATAGCGATAATCTCTCAAAGTGCTCGATGCCGGTCCTAGACGATCCTCGAGATCTCTTTGCTCCTTAAGCAAGGCGCGAAACCGCTCGACCATGGCCTCTGTCGCAACCTGCTCTGGCCTAAACCCAAGCGCTTCCGGAGTGCGCTCGTTCTCCAGAATGGTGCCCATGGCGAACATCGGCTCGCTGTTCTGCTGGCCCGATCTGAACCTGACGATCTGCTGGTCCTCGGGGACGTCGTAGTCGTACCAGAACGGGCGGGCGCGGCGCTCGGCGGCGGTCATGTCCATGCGCTTCTCGACCGTGCGGGCTTCGACTTCAGGAGCTGACCGGTAGACAGCACCTCCTAAACCTGTCGGCGGCAGCTCGCCGTCTATCTCTTGCAACGCGTGCTGAAGCTCGTGCGCAGCAGTAGACCGCAGAGAATACGGCCCGTTGGTATTCATCATTACTTCATTGGGGTCTGCCTGACGATCTGCGTTTCGCCACTGCGGTCGCGTGCGATCATGGGCAATGTTTATTGATCTTTTTTCAGGATTCTGATTAGGCCAATAATGGCTCCCTATGCCGCGACCTGTAAGATTAGAGTATTGATTAACTTTAAGTCGCGCCAACTCAGGATAAGCCTTTAACAACTCTTGATGATCAACGAGGCCACCCATCTGCAATGTCGACGACAGCGGCTCAAGCGCACCGCCGCGTGTGGTCGGCGCGGTCATCTTCATACCACTATCGTCGATCTCGAACCTCCACTTCCCATCCACACCCCTTCCCCATCCAGTCTTGGTCCAGATCTCGTCACGGCTCATTCCGTCGAGTTCAAGACGCTTCGCAAGGGCAAGGGCTTCGAGGTCGGCGGTCTTTGCACGCTCGCCAGCGAAGGCGAACATGGTGCTTGGCGTGGCCGCAAACGCAGTCAGATCCTCCTTCACCATGAAGTCCTGAACGGCCTTCCGCCGTGCGACCTCGCCGGACAGGATGGCGTTCATTACGTCGTCCGCCGTCTTGAACCCGAGACCTTGCAGGGCGTTCCTAATCCGCTCGAAGAACTGCGCAATGCGATCAGCGATGCCGTTGATCTCGGCCCCGAAGTCCGCCCCTCTGACGCGCGCCTCGATCAGGTGCGCCGCCGCTTCCTCGTCGAGCGCCAGCCGCAAGCCGTCCTCGCTGTAGCGGTCCCGGTAGGCCGCCTCGTACTTGGCGCGGTCGAAGCCGAGGTCGTCGATCTTGCCGGCGCGGTTGGCCAGCAACCGAACCTCGCCGTCGGTCAGAAGCCCGTCGGCCTTGAGTGCGTGGACCACCTCGTGATGCAACCGGCCAGACGGGTTCATGGCTGCGGTCGACAGCCAGACCGAGCGCGACACGGGATCGAACAGAGCGTCGATCTCGGCATTCGCCTTTTCGACCGAGGCGCGAAGATTTTCTGGTAGGTCGGACAGGGTGGAAAACGTCCGAAACTCTGTCCCTGCCGGCGCGACACGGCGGACGGCATCGATAGCCTTGGCAATCTCTCCCGCCCGCACAATCGCCGGGTCCGGCATCGGCGGGGCCTCTGGCGGCAAGGCCCTGGCCTCGGCAATCTCCTGGTGCAACTCCCGCTGCATCCGTTCGAGGTTCGCCTGGGCCGCCTTCCCCGCGGGCTCGTCGACCTCGGCCCCGTTGCGCAGTCCAGCCGCCCTGTCCGTTCTCGGCAGCGTGCGGCCGGCAAGGGCGTCGAACACCTCGTCGGGCGGGCCCGGCAGAAGCTCTGGGATCATCGCCCGCGCCGCCGCCGGGCTCGTGATGCCGGCGTCCACGAGGTCGCGCAGGACCGAGGTGTGAAGGTGATCCGGCACGAAATCTGCCACCACACGCGCCACGCCGGGCGAGACCTCGGCCCGCTCCACCATCTCGAACGCCCGCGGCGCAAGATCGGTCAGCAACCTGACGCCCTGCCAGAACTCGTTGCCGAGGGGGAATGATCCATCGATGATGCCAGGGTTGTCGCGTGCCATCCGCGCCGCCAGGATCGGGTCACGCTGGCGGAGCAGCGCCGTCTTGGCCGCGATGCGATCTACCGGGGTCGTCGCGAACACGTCCATGAGCGAGCCGACGAACGACTTGGCCGCTTCCGGCGCGTCCTTGCCGGCGTCGAGATCGGCCACCGCAGCACGGATCGCCGGCAGAAGCTCGGGCAGCTCGCCCCCCATCGCCAGATCGATCACCGCCTTGAGACGGGGATCGGCGGCGAGACCAGCGTCCTTGAGCACCTCTGCGGCCACGTCGTCGAGCTTGGCCCCGTGGCGGCCGGTGGCGTCGAGCACATAGGACACGGCATCCTCGACGGGCCGCACCGGCTCCGGGGTTCGGACCGGCATCGGCTCGGTATCGTCGAGAGCGCGGATCATGTTGATGAGCGCGAAGTCACCGTCACGGCGGTCGACGCCGGCAGCATCCGAAAGCCGGTTGACGGTGTTCTGGTGGTCTGTGACGCGCTCGAGGTCTTGGAGCGCGCCGCGGAGAACGGGGTTGTCGTTGAGCTCGCCGGTCTGCTCGAGCACCTCACGGATCGCGGCGGGGTCGTTCCTGACGATTTTTTCAATCGTCGCATCCGGGATGTCTACCTTTGGGGGCGCAACAATGTCTTTCGGCTTCCGATAACCGATAACGCCGCCATCGCTGTCAAGGATAGGGACCATCCCGCGATAACTCTGAAATCCGCGATATGCACCGCGAACGCCCATGTCAAGACCGGCGCCGAATATGAACGCTGCCCCAACGTTCAGAGCCATGTCAGACAACGTGTGGTCGATGCCGCCATCTTTCTTCCACTGGCGCACCACCGGCTGCACTGCGAGCTCGACGCCGGCATTTGCGAGCCCGTTCTTGACGCCCATCTCAACGATGCCGATGGCACCTGTCCGTGCCGCTGACATCGGGCCGATGGGCATCGTTAATACGTTGATAGGATCATAGAACGATGCGTTGACCGCGCCGCCAAGTGAGGCTATCGGGGCGAGCCAACCGCCACGCTCGTATGCGCTGGCGGCTGCCTCGGCTGCCTCCTTCTGCCTCCATTCCACGTCCGTCGTAGGATCGATGTCGGCCTTGATAACGTCGGCTAGGTGCGGGTACTTCTCCTGAACCTTCTTTAGCTCGTCCTGAAAGAACTTGAACGGGTCGGCTTCATTCCCGTCATCAACCCCGAACACGGCAGACGTTGACCCAACCGGGGAATGATACGGATTTACAATATCGGCCCCAGTGGCGCGCTTGACCGCATCGATGCGCCGGTCATAGGCTAGGCTGTTCTCGCGCCACCTCGCATCGATGTTGTCAGACCGACGCGATGACTCCATCTGCGCGTCCCACACCTCCATAAACGTCGCGGGGTCGCCAGCTGCACCTGGCCCATCTAGAAGCTTCGGCTTCTCATCAAAAAACAAGGGAGCGCACCTCGTGCATGATATGATGACCGCCCTGGCGATGGTCGGTGGGGCAACGGCCGGGGCACTTACCGATCCACTCGTCTGGTTGATGATCGGAATCGTCGCTGTTGCAGCGGTATCAACCCCGGCACGCTACTGGCCGGCTACAATCGCACTCGCATTCAACTTGTGCCACATCGCGGTAATGCTGCCGTGGTGGAAGGTCTACTACCCACCAAATTACGAGAATTGGCCCTCAGTTTTTTTCGCCCAACTTGGGGTAAAGATGATCATTGCCTACGCCGCGTTCGCAATCACGCGCGGGGTGATGCTGGCGTCAACTACTCTGGCCGAAAAGCGTCGGGAACGCGCTGGCGCAAAACAGGCTCAAGCTGTCTCAGGTCGAGCACGAAGTCCTTGACTTTGCCGTCCGCACCAACGGTCTTCACGAATTGCGGGTCTGACTTCACGTCGCCTGTGGCGAGTTGGTATTTGCCGTCACCGACTGTCACGAGGGTAGCTGTTTGCAGCGTCGCCGCACCAAGCGGGTTACCGTACCTGTCGAGCATAGAGCCAGCCCTTGGGTCAACCTGATACCCCTGCGGGGCTGAGCCTCGGCCAAGAATTTGGCTCGCCACTGCACTCTCGCCTGCTAGTGCGGCGGCGGCCTTTTGCTCACTGGTCGCGGCCGGGGTTGCTTTACCTCCTACCGTCTGCCCACCAAAATCTCCGAGACGTATCGCCGCGATCAGCTTTGGCATTGCATCACTTCGGATATTCGGCGGCACAACGACAGGATGCGATGACAACCAACCGCCGAGATACTGGACGCCGCCATAGCTGGTCTTTGTCTTCGGGTCCGTCGTCTTGCCGAGCACCGCGTCGAGAGATTCCTTCCAGAGCTTTCCGTTCACTTCCTTGACCTTCGGGTCGAGCCCGGCGCGGAATGCCTTGACTTGGTACAAGGTCGACGCCAGATCGAGCACACGCTTTTGCGTCTGCGGCGTCATCATGAACGCCGTACCCAATTGACCGCGCGAGGCATAGACCGCGTTGACGTCGCTCACCGCATACGCCTCATACGACTTGTCCTTCGCCGCTTTCAGCGCCACCGCGTCGGCCAGATCCTTGATCGCCTGCGTGTCGCCCTTCTGCGAGATAAGCCAGCCCAGGGTCGCAGCTTCCGGCGCGTCCTTTGCCACCTCGGCCATGGCCTGCGGCATGTTCTTGCCGAACGCTTCCGCCATCAGGCCGAGCCGCTCGACCATCGGCGGTCCACCCTCCTTGAACGCCTGCGTCAGCATCTCGCGTTCCTCGGACGTGAAGAACTGCGGGGGACGCCCGTACCTTTCCCCGAGTGCGGTGGCCGCCTGCATCCGCTCCTGCAACACCTCAAGCGTCAGGTTGGCAGGGTCGATCCGTTGCAGGGCCGGGATTTGCCCCGTGGTCTGGCCCCAGGCGAGCATGTCCTTGTCGAGCTGAGTGTTGACGTGCTTGGCGAGCTTCTCGACGCTTTCGGCAAGCGCGATCTGCTCCGGGGTCGCTTCCTTGCCTGCGGCGGCCATCTCCGTGCGCATCTTCATCGCCACGGCCTGGATCTGCTCCGGCGGCGCGGCCTGCAACGTCGCGGTGTACTGCGCCCGCTTGTCGGCCATCTCGAACCGCCCGATGAGGTTCTTGTCGCCGAACGCCGTCACCGCCCTGCCGATGGCATCGCGCTCGCCGTCGGGCAGGCGATAGCCGTCCGATGCCGACTTCTCCGCCCGCTCGATCATGTGCTTGACCGCGGCCTCGTCCTGGGCACGGAGCGCGGGCAGCTTCTTCATCCAGCTTTCGACGATCTTGGACTCGACCGATGGGCGGAGGCGAGGGATCTGGCCGGAAGAGTCTGCGACCTGGACCGGCTGGCTCTTGCCGATCACGGTTGCGCCGGCGGCCTGACGGCCATCGTAGCGCGCCTCGTCGGCCATATGGATCACGCTGGCCGCCCACTCGGGGGCCTTCGCCTTGGCCTCGTCGGCCGTCAGCGTCCTGGTCCCCTCGCCGGCCTTGGCCTTGCCGAACTCGACAAAATGCACCGGCACGCCGGCGTCCGCCAGCGCCTTGGCCGCGGCGACCTTCCTCGGGTCCGATAGCCCGCCCTCGATCACCGCATAGGGCGGCTTCAGATCGGGGCGGGTCTTGATGACCTCGGCCCACGCCTCGGGGTTGTTCTTGGCGATGGCGGGGAGCCCGGCCTGCTTGGCGGCGTCGGCCACCTTCTCGATGCCTTCGATCGACATCGCGTGCATGTTGTCGATATGGGCGTAATCGGCGCCCTTGGCCTTGGCCGCTTTGAGGTCGGCCGAGAGCTTGGTCATCTCTTCGGGCTTGGTGATGTCGACACTCTTCTCGCCCCAGTTCGCACCGCCGCCGGCTCCGACGTGGTAGGCGGTGACCTTGGCGCCGGACTTCTTGGCTGCGGCGAGCGCCTTGTCGGCGCCGGGCTTGCCGAGATCGAGATCGAGCACGGAGGCCCCTGACGATGCGATCTCGTCAGGGGTGGGAGCGTCCTCGAGCGAGGTCAGCAGGCCGCCGCGCGGGGCCGCAGGTTGCTGGCCGGTCACGCCACCAGGAGCAGGTATGCTGGCGCCCGGGTCGAGGCTCGCGACACGGGTCGGGCCGCCGTCTGGCACCTTCTGGCCGGCGAACTTGAGCGCGTCCTTGACCTCGCTGCGGTAGCGGTTGAGCACCGAGGCGCGGGTTTCCTCCGGCAGATCGACTCCGCCAACGTAGGCCGCACGGCGGTCGAACAGCGCCGTGATCTGCGTTGCCGCGTCCTTGCCTGCCGCCGCCTTCGCGCCGCTGACGATCTTCTTGGCACCGCCGTGCTGCACGCTGATCGAGAACAGCGCCTCCTGCACACCGCGATCGGAGACATCGAACCCGAGCGATCTGGCGTGGTCGAGCACCGGCTTGAAGTGCGTGCGCGAATAGAAGTTGTGCTGCGCCGCGGCCATGCCTTCCGGGTCCGCGGCGGTCAGCTTCTTGTAGGCCGCATTGAACTCCGCCGACCCCGGCGCCTTGCCCTTGAGCTCGGCCGCGTACTTCTGCCCTTCCGGGCTGCGCAGAAAGGCCGGCATCGAGTCCTTCGACGACAGCTGATGGATGCCGTAGGACGGGCCGCCCGGGTCCTTGTGCCCGGTCGAGACGAACCCGACCCCGCGGCCCCCGGATTCGTACTTGGCCGACACCGAGCCGATGCCTTGCGGCAGCGCCGACTGCGGCCCGACCTGTGTCGGCGCCGCCTTCTCCGTGGACCACTGCTTGATGAGCGCGTCAACGCCCTGCCTGCGTCCTCCAGCCGGTATCGCCTTCGTAATCAGATCGTCCGCGATCTGTGCCGCGTGCGAGCGGAGCCGTTCCTTATGCTTATCGTCGAATGGGGCATTGTCGATGATCGAGTTGACGCCCTTGATAACGGTCTGGAACCCGCCATTGAACTGGTCTGGCGGCAATGCCGCTAGCTTGCCGAACTCTCCAGTCACAGTCGCCTGTGCGTCCGAATACATCGTCGCTTGCTTGATGCCGGCCGAATGCCGAGCCGCGCTTTCGTACACAATCCCGCGCTTTTGCTCGACAAACAACTGAGCCTTCTTCATCTCCGTCTTTGGAATGCTCTCGTAGAGGCTCGCAACCTTGTTGTCATAGCGGCTCTGCACTGTCGGCAGATAGTCCGAGCCGTCGCCTGTGTACGTTGTCTGATAGTCAATATTCTCTAGGTCGACATCGTTGGAAAACTTGAGCATTTGGAGCTTGGCGTTGAACTGGTCCTCCTCGCTCGCCTTGGCTTCGAACGCGCCACCAAGGGAGCCGATGGCCGACCCCAATTGTTGCAACGCCCGTCCAGGCGCGGCGTAGCCGTCACCCGACGAGAACGGCTGCGGTGTCGGATTGAACCCGACTGTGGGTTCAGTGCGCGGTATTCTTGGAATGTGCTGCCCCTATCCGTTGATGCTCAGCGCCGGTGACGCCTTGGCCACGCCCGCCAAACCACCCAGCAAGCTCGACGCCGCATTGATCCCGCCCGCCTTCCGTGTTGCGCTTGCCTGCGCCTCGAGATCGCGGGCCTTGTTTTCTTGCGCGACCGCGGCGCTCTCCGCGTTGACATAGGCTGTGTTGGTATCGCGGGCGCGGTCTTCGGCACCTTCCCCAAAAATGACCAGAGCCGCAGACCCGAACCCAGGATCAACGCCGCCCTTGGCCGCAGCCGCAATGCCTTGACCTTCGATCTTGCGGTATCTGTCGTAGAGATTCTCTTGCTCAACGCCGCCCTTCTGACGCTCAGTGCGCGCGTTGATCTTGGCGACCGTCGCGTTATATTCCATCTGGGCCGCCTGCGCGTTGGCGCTCGCCACTGAGTCAATGGCCGAGACGCCCGCACCCAACAGCCCTATTGCTGGTCCGCACATGGCATCATCCGCTGACGTTTGTTTCTGCCACGATGGCCGTAACATGGAAGGGTAGGGGGTCATCGTGAACGATACGCACGCGCGCAAACCGTTCCCACTGGCCGTTGAAATCGTTCTCGATCAGGCCCGATGCCAGGGGCGGCGACGACCCCATCGGGTTCGCCGGAACCCGGTACAATATTTGCTGCATTTTGTCAGCGTCCGGCCCAACACTCCCGCCTAAAGAATTGAGCACACGCACGAAAACCTGACTGATCCGTTTGGCCCGGCTCTGTGCCGTTCCAGCTTGCGCGCCAGCCTCCAAATCTTCCGTTTCGAGGATGGCCCGATAGCCATAGCCGATGCACGCCTTCGTCGTCGCGTATGTCAGCGTCAGCCTGCCGACAGATGACACGACGCCCTCTTCGACAGACCCGTTGTTGAGCACCTTCACCGTTTCACCGCGCAAGTGCCACAGCCCGGAAATCGTCGTGGTGCTCGCGCCCGAGTAGGTTAAATGAGCATCGAGGTTGCGGCAGTCTTCCTTGTCGGCACTGTCTCCGAACGGCTGCGACAGGACCTCGATATATTTGACGGTGCCGCCGTTGACGGTGCGAGAGACGCTCATCCACACGTCGTCGCCGTTGTCGCCCGGAACCACCGTAATGGCCTGCGCGACCGCGTTCGTGCCGCCCATGACCTGCCGCGACCAAGCCACGATCTCCTGCGCTCGCTCGTAGGTGCACGTCGCCAACACGCCATCCGTGCGCCGGACCCAGATCAGGCTTTCCGGTGACATCTGGTAGGCAACGCGATCAAATCCGTTGCCCGTGATGTGCTCAGAAAATATCGTCAGATCGCTTGAGTTGAACGCATCCGCCGCGAAGTCGTAGGCATACTCGCGCAGCTTCTTTGCGGCGTTGTTGGTCTTGCCCTCGCGCTGCGGATAAAGCACGGCCTGGCTGACCCGAACCGGCGGCGCTGTCGTCGTGCCATAGCTGGTCTGGGGGACGGCCTTGAAGTTCGATGGCGTCAGGGCTTCGTTTTGGTTCGATGCCGCAACAGCAAACTCGCCCAGCGATGACCCTGCCGCCAGCACACGGCCCGACGACAGCCACCGAATCACATCCGCGGAACCGGCTGCAATCCGGTAGACGATGGCGTCGTTGTCCTCGGCCCCGTCCGAGAAATCCTCGTAAGCCCCTGACCTCGAGCCCCATATCACGGTCGGGTCGGCCGTGCTGCCTGCCAGCATCAACCGCTGTTCATAAAACGAGATTGCGCCGGCATAGCCGCGGTATTGAGACCATGCGCCTTCTTCCCAGAACGACGTGCCGAGGGCAACGACACTGGCCGGCATTTGATAGCGAACGATCTCGGCCGTTACCACCGTGCTCGAGGTGTAGCCCGTGATCCGCACTATGCAGTAACCTGGATGCAGAAAGTCGGAATCAAAATAGTTGTCTGTGGGCCTGGACCTGACCACCCGCACCGTGCCGTTGTCATGATTTGGCACGCGGGAATAATACTCCCACGACGTATTTCCGGTGTTGTAATTCGTCTTCACGCCGTAGATCTTGCCGTCGAACGTGTAGCTTGAACCAACCGTGAGCGTGACCCTCGAGTCACTTAGCGCCGGGCCCGGAACGCCGTTCGTGTCGCCTTCCTCGTTGAGCCGTAACAGCGCACCCACATGGGCAGCATCGAACAGTGCCGAGGTCGCCGTTAGTGTGCAACTTATCCCGACCGGATACGTGCCATAAGCCGTTGGCGCGAGAGTTGCCAAGCCGGCTGACGCATAAGCCGTATACCCCGTCGAGTCCAAGCCTAGGAGCTCGAAGGTATTGGCCGTTGCGTTCGCGACCGTGAAACTCAGATTGTTGACTTGCGTCATTCCGACAACGCCGGTAATCCTGACGATCGCGTTGTTGCCAAACCCGTGAGCCGGAGAAGACACGACAGCAGGATTGGCCTGAGTGATATTCGTAATCGTCGAGAACGCAAACGACGGCGTGATTTTCATACCCCGGTCGCCGTTGATCGTGCGAAACGGGCCCGTGTTGATCGTCGGCTCACTCAGCGTCCAGGCGGTATGGCTCGATCGCGTGAGTTTGCGGAGAGGGTGAGCCTGGTGGGCGATGTAAAGCACGTCGTTGATCTGGGAAAATTGAAGCTCGGCAATCTCGCTCTGATTGTACGTCGTTGTAAGCTCGACGATTTTGCCAGCCGTGCCGCCAGATGCGTACGCCGTATAGGCTGACGAATCGACGCCGGCTAGCTGAAACGTGTTCGCTGTCACGCCCGCCACAACAAACTGCCGGTTATTCAACTCTGTCATGCCGGCGACCGATTGGATGATGATCCGGTCGCCGTTGGAATATCCATGCGCGGCCGACGTGACCACAGCCGGGTCCGCCTGAGTGACGCCGGTGATCGTCTTTGTGGCCTGCGTGATGAGGCCCTGATCTTTGCCAAACCAGATATAGGATGGTCCGAATATGATGCAGTACGCTTGCTCGACGTTGTACTGAAAATTGACCAGCACAACGGTATCTGTATTGTTCTTCTGCTCGACCACAAACCGCGTGCCGGGCCGCTTCCTGGCGCCACCGTGCGGAACCACGATCATGTTCTCGATGACGCGGCATCCGTTCGCGTACTTCCTTACGTCGGTGCGACCGTCGAGCCTTGGGCTGAGTTCACCGCCAGAGAAATTCGTCGTGGCATAGGTGACTTTGGCCACTGCTTAGATCCTCGCCACGACCCAGGGCGACAGGTCGACGACCTCGCGCGGCGTGCCTTCCTGGGCGTCGGTCGTCCGGGCCTCGCTCAACTTGTTTTGATAGATCTGCCACATTGCATTGGTCATGGTCTGCGTGTCCGTGAACGCCACCGAGATTTCAGCAGCAAGCCTCTGCGCCAGCACATCCACGAACAGATCGTCGAACTGCGCCACGTCCTCGACGCGAGCAATATACTCAATCTTGACGGTCTCCTCGTCGCAGAGCAGGAACCGGCCCTCGATGCGATAGGGCTGCACCGCATTGGCATAGCCCATCTGGCCGGGGAAGCCGTAGACCGCCGATCCTGCGAACCCGTTGGCCTCCCAATCGGTGCGGATCACCTTGAGGCAGTAGGGGTCCTCCGGCAGTGCGTGCTGGTAGGTGAACTCGTGGTTGGGGCTGATGGCGCTCAGGCCAAGCGTAGCTCGGCGGATGGCGAAGTTCCACGGGTGGGCGCGCAACACGCTGTCACGACAGATCGGGTAGTGCAGCGCGCACAAGCTGCCGGCCTTTGAGCTCTCGGTGAGGTTCGAAATCTGACCGTGACCGATGCGGGTCAATGCCAGATTGCAAATCTGCGTTTCCGACGTGACCGTCATGACGACACAAGCCCTTGCGCCCGCAGCGCGTCGAGAATTGAGATGATAGCGGTACGCGATTGCGCGTCGACGGACGATGCCGCCGCGATAGCGGCTTGCGCTTCACTCTCTGTGCCCGCGGCAATTACTTCCGCGCCAACGGTCGTGATGGACACGCGCTCACCACTTTCTGTCCTGGCGAACACATACGCTGGCAACTCGGCCCGCGCGGACATCATCACCTCGGCTCTGATGTTTTCCCGCTCGGCAACAGTGACAACGGACTTTTTTCCCCATCGACGCCTCATGCCTCGGCCCCCATCTCGATCTCAAACACGGCGCGGCGGACCATTCGTCCCCCCAAGAACAAAAGGCGGGGACCGAAGCCCCCGCCAGTCTTACCTGCGACCGAGCGCCCGCTTAGTCGTAGGCGAAGTGCAGCTCGAGCGTCACGGTGCCGGTCGCGTTGGTCGCCGCGTCCTTGACCGTGCCGATCAGGTACATGTCGCACTTGGGGTCCGCCGTCTGGCCGTTGACGAACTCCCAGGCGCGCTTGCCGTAGTTGGCGATGTCCTTGACCACGCGCGACGAGCTCGCCGCAGTGGCGAGGTCGAGGCCGTCGTTCAAGGCATCATCGTCGGCGGTGAAGTCGCTCGAACGGATCGGCGTGAAGCCGAGATCGAGCGTCGGCGCACCCGACGAGGCGAGGTCGTCCCAGTAGATCATCGACGCGCCCAGGATGCGGGCATTCGACGGCACCACGGCGAGATAGACCGTGTCGTTGGCCGAGGCGGCGGTCAATTCCACCGTCTCGACCCAGACCTTGACCCGGCCGCCGCCCTCGCCGGCATCCGCCAGCGTGCGCGAGGTCGAGTTGATGAGCCCGGACATGATCCGGGAGCCGTACTGCGAAGCCATGTTGTTGCTCCTTTCAGATCATGGGTTAGTCGAGATCGCCGTTCGGGCCGCCGTCGACATCGCAGATGATGTCACCGACGCGGACTTCCTCCATGCGGGTGGCGCCGGTCGACATTCCGGCGAACACCTGCATGGAGAAGTTCTTGTCCGGCCGCTTGGCGATCTCGGTCTTGATGTCCTGGCCGATACCAAGGGTAAGGCCGCCCTTGGCCCAGTAGATCACGCGGTCGTCCGAGCCGGACAGCCCGATCCGATTGGTCGGCAAGAACGTGAAGCCGAGGTACTGGGTGATCTTGCCGTCGCGCAGCGGCTTGATCGCGTTGTAGTCGAAGCTCGACATCTTCTCGTCGAGCATCAGCGAGTGGATCTGGCGGCCGTTGACCGCAATGAAGCACTCGTCGTCCGGGTCGACGTCGTTCTGCGCCAGCAGCTTCTTGGCCTCGTTGAGCTTGGCCACGTTCAGTCCGCAGTCGGCGCTGGTGACGCCAGGCCAGCGCACCGTCTTGGCCACCGTCATGGTCGACGAGAACGCCGTCGACGTGCTGCCGTCGACGCCAGTGTACGCGGTGCCGGTGGCGGCCTCGATGATGGCGTCGTCCATGGCGCGGCCCATGGCCATCGCCGCAGCCTCGGCATACTGCGAGGTCGGGTCGATGAGCATCCGCACCTGGTCCTCATTGTCGATCAGGTCGCCCCAATCGTAGTCGTCGAGGGTGACGCGCCGCCGGTTGTGCGGGGTGTCCATGCGCGGGGTGTCGGCATGGCGGGAGGTCCGCTTGCGGGCCGCCGTGGCGCCGATCTGGTCGAAGAACCCGGACTTGCCGGTGATGCGCTCGACGCGGACGCCGGTCCTGAGCTTGGACCCTTTCTGCTGCGTCAGGTGGTAGACGTTCGCCTTGTACTGCTCGACGAACGCCGTCGTGATCTGAATGGACATGGCCATCAGCTCCTATGGACGGTTTCGGATTGTGGTGAGGTTCGCGAGCCGTAGTCGGGTGTCGGCGTCTGCCGGCCGTCCGGTCGTCGATGTTACGCGCGTCCTACTTGCGTGCCGGGCCGGCGACTGGCCGGGTGGTCCGGGCTTCGGGAGAGAGCGTCAGCGTGGTTTTCGGCGGGGCCGGTTCCTGCCCAACACGCGCTTGCGCGGTGTTGGCGTCCGGTTGTCCCGCACCCGTGACGTACTGCTCCAGTTCCTTGGCCATGGCCAGCCAGAGTTTCATATCCGGGTTGGACACGGCGGGTTTCGTCAGGCGAAGAAGCTCAATGCGATGCTCCGGGCTCACTGGCCGAACCTCGCCTCGAACAGTTTGCTGTATTCCTTGGCCCGGCGGTCATGGTCCGGGTGGTCCTTGTTGAACAGTGCCTTCTCGTGCTGCGAGCGGTAATCGGCGATGGCCTTGTCGAGATCGGCCGGCTGCGCCTGAGGCTGCACCGTGCCGAGGAGCTTGGTATCGCCGGCCATTTCCTTGCCCACCTTGATCCAGGCGCGGATTACGCGCGGGTCGTTGCCCTGCCCGGTTTCCTCAAGGTGCTTGATGTATTCAGGGTCGCCGTACTGAGCCAGCGCCGACTTTGCCTGCTGCACGGCCTGATCGTATAGGGCGCCGTACTCGCGGCGAAGCGCCTGCTCGGACTGGGAGCGGGCCTACTTCTGCGCCGTATTGTAGGCCGCATGGCGCTCGGTCTGCGCCTTGACGTAGCCCTCGTAAAGATTTCTGGCTTGCTTCTTGTTGAGCCCGTTGACGTGCGCCCATGTGCGGAACGACTTCTCGGTCTCCTCGTCGTAGGGCAGCCCTTCGGGCAGGCTCGGCCGCTCGAACTCGTAGTCGTCGGCCTTCTCGGGCCGCCCGCTCGCGGCGTACCAGCGCTGCCAGCCGTCCTCGTCGTCGTCGGCCTGCGGCACCGGAATGCGATCCTTGCCCAACAGCTTTTCGAGGTTCTGATAGCCCTTGCCAAGATCCTCGTAGCGGGCGGCCTTCTTGTCGGCGTCCCAGTATTTAGGCGGTAGCCACTCGGGCGGGCCGTCAAGCACGGCCTGGACGGCTTTGTCGGCGCCGTCCGGCTGTCGCGGCGCCGCCGCGGCGGGAATGCCAGTGGTCAAGAGCGTCGAGCCCCCGGTATCGCTCGGCGCGGCGGGTGCTGCGGCTTCGGTGGTCATGCGTTCCTCATGATTTTGTCGAGAATGTCGGTGTGGTCGCGGGCCTCAGACGGGTAGTCGCCGGGCCGCAACCCGATCAGGCGCGCGATACGCTGCGCAACGGATCTCTCGCCCGCCTCGCGAGCCATCTGCACTGGGTCGGTGGTGCCGCTGTCGTTGTAAACGTTGCACCAAATCATCAACTCGGCGATGGCGGCTCTGCCGTGCGGTGTCGCGTAGAACCCGCGCCAGGCGTCGGCCACTTCATTCTCGGCCTTAGCCCGCGGGGATCGTGGCATCCACCATCGCCTTTAGCTCGCGTTGCGCCTTGGGGTCGTTCGCAATGTGCTCCTGCAGCGATTGCAAGAGCTGCCCGATACCGCCGCCTGATACCGCCTGGCCCTGGGCGATGTCCTTAACCGCCTTGGCCCCCGTCGCCGCCATGCCGGCCATCGGGCCCGCGACCTGCATCCCGGTCTGCATCTGCGCCAACTGGTCGGCCCTCTCCATGCTCTCGTCGTCGCGCAAGAGGTCCGGGTCGTTGTTGAACAGGTCCCAAGCCCAGGCGATGAGCTTGTCCGGGTCGAGCCGCTTGGCGAGGAGCTGCGCGCCCATCTCTGGACCGAACAGCGCGACCACCTGCGCCGCCTGCATGACGCCGTTCATTGCCTGCTGCTTCTGCGCCGTGGCGATCGGCGAGACGTACTCGACCGTGAAGTCCATGCCCTGGATTTCCTCCGGCGGCGGCGGCAGCAGGCCCAAGCGGGTCAGGATCCCGAACACGCGCTCGATGAGCGGCCCCAGCAATTCCGACTCGAGCCGCCCGATCAGCGGCCCGAACAGCCGCATCTGCTCTGCGGTGCGCTGGATGACCTCTGTCGCCGTCATGTTGGCGCGGTCCGTCATCTGCATGATGTCGGCATAGAACGTGCGCAGGATGCGCTGGCGCAGCATCTCCATGTCCTGGATGACGTACTGGATGCCCTGCATATTGACCGGCTGCAGCATGACGCCGTCGTTCGGGTTGCCGCGCCAGTAGTTGATGCCGCCGGGGATGGTCCGGGTCTGCCCCACGACACCGTCGTCCTTGAGCCACATCGGCGGATCGGCCGCCTTCTGGATGAGCTTGATCTTGGTCAGCTCCATCGCCTGCAGCATCTTGACGTCTGGAAGCGCCGTCATGCCGGGCGATCGGCCGTAGACCTCGCCGGCGTACTTGCCCCAGCGCGACGCGAGATAGGGAAACTCGGGGAACCCGCCCTCGGCCAGCTTGTGGCATGCCTCGTGCTCGAAGTAGCATGAGGCATAGGGCATGTTCTCGCGGTTCTTCTTTAGGGGGTCGCGCTCGGCGCGCGGGTAGACGGCGTGGATCACCTTGACGGTGTCGTCGTACTTCCTCTGCTCGTAGAGGTCCCTGACCTTGTCCGAGACCTTCCAGCCGTCCGAACGCGCCATCTGCATCATCTGGCGCACGCTGTAGGTGGCGCAGCGGAACACGGTGTCGACGCGGCCGTCCGTGTTCTCGGCGATGACGCACTCCGACAACGGCCGCGCCTCGAACAGGAGCCCGCCGTCGTCGCGCTGACCGAGGAACATGACCGCGGTGCCGAACGCGCCGAGGTCAAGATAGATCTCATGCAGCGCGGTGGTGAAATTGGTGCCGGGCTGGTAGATCCGAGACCACATGATATCTTCGACGTCGGACAGATACTTCTGAACAGCCTGGTTCTCGTTGAGATCGATGGTCTGGCCATCTTCGGTCCTGATCTTCGACGTCACGAGCCGCAGCGAAAACCACTTGGTGGCCGGATTAGTGGCCATGCCGTGCAACCCGGCCGCGAGCAGCTCGAGCGCATGGATGCCGGTCGAGTCGTAGACCCGGTTCATGCGCTTCTCGCCGCCGGTTCGGACGCCGACGAAATCCACCTTGCGCGGCGCGATAAGCTCCGCGATCTCCTGACAGTGGCTTTCGACGTTGGTTCGCTCGGTGGTGCTCTTGAGCGCGTCATAGCGCTCCTTAAGCGCCATCATGTGCTCATCCTGTCCGGAGCCGCGATGCGAGCCAACGGCTGGCGTCATCCCGTCCGCCACTCGCCTAGCCCCCGAGCACCGGGCTTGCCGTGGGAGCCGCGCCCTGCGCCCCGCCCGGAGCGGTCAGCATGGTCGCTTCGTAGCCGGACGCGGCCGAACCAGCCGCCGCGGACTGCCGATTGCGGGTTGCGTCGATCTTCTCGTCTCGCTTTGAAACCGGCGCTGGCGGCGCAACCGGAGTCGGGGGTTTGGCTCCACACATACTGGACCTCAATAGCTCATGGTTGCGGGAGCAGCAGGCGCGGTGCCGCCGAGCGTGGCAGCTCCGCCGAGCGGTGCCGCGCCCTCAAGCGACGTAGCTGACTGGCCTTGCGTGCCAGACTGCGACAGGATCGCGGCCTGCTGCTGCTGGCGGTTCGAGGTGTCGGCCGCCGTGTAGTCGAACCGCGTCGGCTGGGTGGGAGCGGGCGCTGCCGTCTTGGACTTGCCGCCAAAACACATGTTGTTACCTCCTATCTGCTGCTGATGGAACGTAGTGCGGCCTCAGCACGGCGTCGTTCTCGCCGTTGAGCCACACAAACCTCTGATAGTCGGCGCCGTCCTTGCCGTACTTGCGCATCGGCGTACCCTCCTGGATGCCGCCCATGGCGCGAATGAGCTTGTGCGCCTCGTCGTAGCCGCACCGGCTGTCGCACTGCAGGCGGTGGCCGGCGCAGACCGAGAGGATGTCGTTGGCCTCGGAGCGGAACCACTTGAGCAGCGGCATCGCCGCGCTGCGGAAGTCGTCGGTGCCGAACATGTAGACGTCCCACACGCCGGGGTGGCGCTCGGTGAAGGCGGCAAAAGCGGCAGGCTTCTGCCTGTGCCAGGAGACCTTGCCGCGCCCGTTGTTCAGCACGTAGTGGTAGGCTTCCCAGGCGAAGCGGATGCGGCTGTCGTGCTGCAGCAGGGCGCTGATCTCCTGCCAGTCCTGCGCCCGCATGTTGAGGCAGATCGACTCGACGGAGACGAGATCTGGATCGGTCAGAATGGGCTGTAGTCCTGTCCTGATTGAACCTGCCTGATGTGCCGCTCGAAGTCGGCGGTTCCGACCTGGAACGGATCATAGACCGCTGCCGATACCTGCCGGCGCATCTCAACCCTGATGTCGCCCCCCGCGAACGTGAGCCCGAGAGCATCGGCCTTGTTGGGGCTCTTGATGCCCCGCTTCTTCATGTCGTCCTTGGACTCGATCTTGATCTTGCCCGAGCTTTCGAGCTTGTACTTGGGGCCGACAAGCTCGGCGATCAGAGCATCGTCCTTCGGGATCGTGACGGCGCGCGTTTCGAACCACTCGCGCATCAGCCACCACAGTTCGTCCCGCATTCGCATGTAGCGTTCTGGCCTGGACGACGGGGACTCGCCGACGTTGATCCCGCGCACAGGAAGACCCAGCTCCCTCAGCCTGTCGACCACGCCGGCGCCGATGCCGATCACGTCGACGTTGATGGCGGCGGGCTGCTTTCCGTCCGGCGTCTCGCGATACTCGCGCGAGATGATCCCGCACGTCTGCATCAGGTCGAGCTTCTTCCACTCCTTGACCGGCTCGAGCAGGACGTTGCCGCAACGCTTGGCGAGTGCTGTCGTGTCGTCGCCGAAGCGGGCCACGTCGAGCCCCCAGACGACGGCATGATCGGTGGGTGAGACGTCCCGATCAATCGACGCCTCGACAAGCCCGAGAGCAATCGTTGCATCGTCCTCGGAGAGCGGGAACTCGCCAAGGACGCGGACACGATAGACGTTGGACTGCTCGCCATACTCATTGGCGATCTCCGTTGCATAGGCCGGGGAGACGCGGGAGGAATGGTGACAGGGGACGTGGTAGGTGCGCCATGTGGCGCGGTTCTGATGGTGCGAGCGGTGGAAGTAGCCGCTGGTCCGCGTCGGGTTCGCAAACATGAACACCCACGAGTGCTCGGAACTCAGAGCGCCGCCCGCAGTCTCGAAGATGATGTCCTCGATGCCGGACGCTTCCTCGATGAAGAACGCCAGCGTGTCGGCGTGGAACCCTTGCAGAGCTTCCGGCTTTTCCGGCCGCGCCGTCCGCGCCACGGCGAACGATCCTTCCGGATCAGCCTTGACGATCACCCGCTCTGCAGTGATCTCGATCAGGTCGCGCAAGAACTGCGGCAGCTCGCGGTGCCAGCGCGCGATCTCGGCCCACACCACATCCCGAAGTTGGTCCTGCGAATTCGCTGTGACCGGCACCTTCAGGTTCCGATGGAACAGCACGAACCATAGGATCAGCCACGACTCGACGCTCGTCTTGCCGACGCCGTGGCCAGCTCTGACGCTGAACCGGCGCTTGCCCTCGATCTTGGCCTTGGCCACATCGCGGAGGAACTCGCCCTGCCAATATTCAGGGCCGACAGGAGGCTGCGCCGGCCGCGTCGTCCCCGGTCTCCAAGGCTTCCAGTCTGCCTCGGTGATCTTGAACAGCGCCTCGAGCACGAAGTCGAGGGGGTTCGCCGCCCACCGCTCGACCGTCTTGCGCCAGTCAGTCTCCAAGCGCGGCCTTCATGGCGATGTAGAGCCTGAGATAGGCGAGTGCCGGGCCAGGCACCTCAACATGGCCAGCGGACCAGCGCGAAACGGTGTTGGGGTGAACGTCGATCCGGCGTCCGAACGCTGCCTGTGAGAGCCCGGAAAGGGTCAGCAACGTGCGGAATTCACCATTCTGTTGATACCGGCGTTTGGATTTCTCACCATTCTGGTTATTCAGCCGCATCGAGAACATGCGCCTCGATCATGTTACGGCCCGAACGGCGGTCGGCAATCGCCCGCATGAACTCCTCGAACTGCTCGCTGAACCCAATCTTGTGGTCGACATCCAGCGTTTGCGGGGCGCGACCGAACCCACGGTCGAGAATTTCAGCAGCCGCGGAAACACGGGCGGACGGCGTGGCTTTGACGTCCCCCATCACCTCAACCAGCGTAAGCACGGCCTGCTCTGCGTGCTTCTGCGCGATCTCAGCTAGGTTGTAGTCCTTCTTGGGCCTTCCACGCGGGTTTCTAACCTCGCCTTTCTGTGCCGGGCGGAGGTTGGCAAGCTGGCGCTTCCTTGCCTCTAATTTCCTTTCGTCTTCTGACAAAGTTACAGGAGGCAATTGTTGCACATCGCACTGTGCTGAAGTGCTGATGTCCATGTGTCAGCCAACCCTCTTGAAGATGACGCCGTCTTGGTCGGCGAGCATTGATCTCACCCAGACGCCGATATGGGACGGGGATTTGATCTCCTTGGCTACTTCCCACGAAACCCCGGCTTTGCGGAGGTCGGCTCCTGACATGTAGACCTCTGTCCCGGTAGGAAGGTCCATGTCCTTTCCGAACACGTCTCGAAAGTCGAGCCTTTCTTTGGGGTCCATGTGTTCATGTCTCCGGGTGTCTGTTGGTCAGGCCGGGGTTGGCTTTAGCTGCCGGTCTTGATGCTGTTGAAGTCGGCGTCGCCCCAGGTCTTCTCGATGACGCACTGAACGCCGCGGTCTTCAAAGAGGCGGGCAACGGCGCCGCGGGCCTCTGCTGTGGATGCTGCAGCTTTAACGAGGGCGATGGTCTCGTCGACCAGGGCGGCGTTGGCGCGGCTGCGAGCGACGGCGGCGGTGACGGGGACCATGACGGGGTTCTGGCTGGCCTTCCATTCGGCCATAGCTGCGAACTCGGCTGGGGTGAGGTCGACGTTGGCGGCGTCGAGCTTGGTGCGGGCGCTCTCAAGCGGGGTCATACTGTCTCCGGTATGCTTCGATTTCGAACGGGTTGGCCTTGTAGCCCTTGGTCAGAGCATACCACAGATAGAGAGCGGTGAACTTGACCGGGCCGAGCCGGTCGATCTGCTCGATATGGACCAGCTCGTGCCGGATCAGGCCCTCGTGCTCCGAATACTCGGGCAGGAGGTAGATGCGGCGCCACGGCCAACAGATGCCAGCGAAGCCTAGCCGGCGGAGGAGGCAGCTATGCACCGGTCCGGCTACGCGGATGACGTAGCGCGGAGCCGGCTCGTAGTCGTCAGCGACGATCTGGGCAATGGCGTCGAGGATCACTCGACGATCCCGAATGCGTCGGCAATGATGAGCGCGATGAGCTCGCGGTGCAGCCGCGCCGGGAACTCCTGCGTGGCCTGGATGATCTGGTCGATAATGGTCATAAGAGCTTGCCTTTGAACTTGAAGCCGGCGTAAGCGAAGCAGAGCCACGCGAGCTGAGTTTCGGACGGGGTGGGAAGACGCAGGGGGGCGAACCCAAACATCTTGAGGATCACGGCGGCGAAGATCACGGCAACGCCGAGGTCGATGATGGTGCCGAGAACCCACTGTACCCAGCCCATCGCCTCGTTGAATGCCGCGCGGGGATCGGGAACGTTGGCCATCAGGCGTTTCCTGCGGTTCTCATGGCTGCAAGGCGGGCCTTGACCTCGTCAGCGGCCTCACGTGACTTGCGGAGGAGATCGGCAATAGCCGGGTCTGCAACGTGTTGCGGCGCGGATGGCGGGTTGTTTGACTCGGCGAGAATGATCGTCTCATTGTGGTGCAGCGGGGACGCCGGCGGCGGGATTGGTCCGGGACGTGCGTTCCCGCCGTGGTCTCCGTAGTAGGCGAGACGGCGCGGCTCCTGCTGTGGCTGGCAGGAAAATTCTTCGCGCGGGATGAATCGGGCGCGCATGGTTCCGATCTCGTTGCCGAGGAATGCGAGGCCGAGGTTGACCAGAATTGTCATCAGCAGCATGATCGAGTTCTGGCCCCAGAAGATGTTGTTCTCGTTAAGGTTCCTATCCATCTTGAACCACGACGCAACGGCCCGGACCTGGGCTAATGCGGGGTTCGAGTGGAAATCGGTCGATTCGGCTTTGGCCATGGCCTTGCCAAGCTCGGTCTCCCACTTGGTGATCTGCGCCTCATAGACCCGCTTCTGCTGCGCCATGGCGAGGTTGGCCCTGGCGTCGGTGATCTTCTGGCAGTGATCCTTGGTCTCGGGGATTGTCTGGTCGGCGCAGCCCCTCGAGCGCTTCATGATTGTCTGGTTGCCCTCGAGGTTGCGGATCAGGCCCTCGTAGGCTTCGGCCGGCTGGAGCTGCGCCTGCCACGCGGTTGTCGCCTTGGCGTCGGCGATGTTCTTGCGCAGTAGCTCGACCTGAGAGCGAGTGTCGGTCGCCTTGTTGTTGGCGTTGGTCGCTGCGGTGGCGACGGCATCGCGCACGGCGGCGGCAGACGAATAGTCGAACATCGTGTTGGCTACGAGGAAGAACGCGCCAATAAGCCAGCAGGTCATGGCATTGCCGCGGAAGCCGTGCAGGTTGTAGATCGCGGCGCGCTCAAACATCAGGCTGACGCCGTAGGCGACGGAGGCACAGAGTGCCGCCAGCACGAGGTTAAGTGGAAACACGCCCTCGCCGATCACCCAGCCGAAATAGCCCGACAGGCACATCGAGCACAAGACGAGGACGGGGTTGATGATGTAGATTCCACGATCGTGGTGCATGATGCCTCTATCGGCTGATCTGGATAAGCGCCTGCGTCACGATCAGGTGCACGAACGCACTGAGAATGCCGGCATCTATCCAGCATAGAAAGGTCATGGGCGGTTTGTGGCCAGGATGAGAGGTCGGCGATCAGCAGGGCGGCGATCAGTTCGGCCAGGATGACGCGGGCGGCGATCAGTTCGGCCAGGATGACGCGGGCGGCGATCTCGTCATGGCGGCGGACGATCACGATCACGTCGTCCACGACGGCTTGCACTTTGGTCACAGGTCGGCCCACCAACCGAGCACAACGGCGGCAATCGTGCCGCAGGCCAGGAACAGACAAACCGCGGTGGCCATGGTCGCGAGGGCGGCGAGCATTCAGCCTCCGTTCAGACAGAATGTTGCTTTATGCCTTGCGTGTGATGCGTACCGCACACCCCAAGGCGAGCCCTGAGTAAGCGTTATGGGCTCGCCGCTGCTTTTTTTGGGTGCGATAGAGCGCAGAAATCCCGTCACCACAGTCTGCCGCAGTGCGGTGCTGGTGGCGCTTTGCGGGGCCGGCGCGGCTCACATGATGGCCAGCCTACCGGCGGCGTCCGTACCCCGCGACTGGGGGTCAATAATTTGATTGGCTGATTTGCGGGCTCGGGTCAAGCGGCTAGCGCCAGCGGTCCGGCCATTTATCCCTGGGTATCAGCTCCAAGAACTCGAGCAGCGCGACCCACTCATCGGGGACCGGCCTCTCCCCCCGCAGGCATCTGCTGACGTGCTCCTGGTTGGCGTCGACAGCGCGGGCGATCCAGGCATAGACGCCGTGCTCTCGGCCGTACAGAGCCGCGAAGCGCTCGAATGGTGTGTTCTTGCTCATGGGGCACAAGATCGCATTTTCTCGACATCTTGTCAACAAACCTCTTGCCATACCCTACAAAATGTCGTATTTATAACGAACGAGCCCCGAAGCGGGTTGCGACCGCAACGAGGCTCTAATCCCAACCTTCTCTGGAAAGGCTGAGACTATGCTCAAACTAGCAGCTTACGGCGCGCTCGCAATGGCGGGCGGCCTTCTGGGCCTCCAAATCCTGGGGGCTATCGAGTACACCGAGGGCGGGTCGATGTACGCCCGTGCCTCGGTTATCGCGGCCATGGTGACGCTGGCGGCCTTGCCGGTGTTCATTGAAGCGGCTCGGGCCATCCGGTCGTGGGCACTGATCGCGGCGCTTTTGATCTCGTTCGCCGCGCTCCTAGCCTACTCGCTTCCAGCCACGGTCGGCAAGACCGGCGAGGTCAAGGTCGGCAAGGTTGCCGATGCTGCCGCCGTCGCTCGCACCCGTGACGACTTGGAACGGGTGAGCAAAACCCTCGAATGGGCCCGCAAGGACATGCTTGAGGACTGCGCGTCGGGCGAGGGCAAGCGGTGCCGGGCGAAGAGGAACACGGTCGCGGCCCTTGAGGATCGGTCGGAGAAGCTGTCGGCCAATCTGGCAGCGGGCGAGAAAGCCGCTCCCGGCGATCTCGGTGCCGAGGCTTGGGCCTGGGCGTCTGGCGGGTGGCTCACTGCTGAGCAGGTCCGCAAGGGCAGCGTCGTCGCGTTCGCATTGGGACTGGACGTAGCCATCTGGGCTCTGATCTGGCTGGCCACCCGCATCCTGACCACTCCGAAAACTGACGAGGACACGGTTTCCGGTACGGTCGCCAAAGTTTCCAGGGCGGAAACCGAGTCTCGGAGGGCAGAAAGTCTCGACGATCACGAAATCGACGCCCTCCGTCGAGCCTTCTACGCGGCGGACGGTCCACTGAGCAATCAGGAATTGGCGGACCGCATGGGCGTCACGAAGTCTGAGGCGTCGAAGAGGGTGACCAAGGCCATTGATCTCGGTTTCCTGCGTCGTGATCGGGTCGGCAAGCAGGTCGCCATCGCCTGGAAACACTGAACACTTTGCAAACTGAGGCCGGGGCGGTGACGCTGCCCCGGCTTCGTCGCGTCTACGGGTGGGGCGCGGTCAACTGCCGGGATGCGTTTGTCGGGCATCAGATCGGGTGAGCTGCCCAATATCGACACTAAGGGCCGACCTCCCGGCGAAGCTAACGCCATGATCGAGCGACACGACGGCGCGCTTGCCTCCCATGTGCTTGATGGTGCCGGTCAGGCCTAGGCTCTTAATCATCACTCGGTCTCCTTGTTTGAGACGCACGGGGACGCGATCATCTGGAGGCGTTGCCTTCATGCGGTCGAGGTCGTCGGCTCCGATCTCACCAATCTGGCGGTAGATGAGGCTCTTGCCGGCCTCCTCATTGATCTTGGAGGGCGGAACCGTCGCATCCGCCGGGACCATGACATAACCTGGCGCGACCGGACGGCTGCGCTCGACGACGCGGCCGTCCTTAAGCCGCCTCTCGACGTAGCTGGGGGCCTCCATCTGGACCCCGTGGCGACGATAGGCTTTTGCGAGATTCGTTGTCGATTGAGTTCGGGCCTGATGGACCCGGTAGCGGGTGGCGGTCATCCCTATCTCCTTGGCCTATTGGTCATCGTCCGTGCGATGCGACGGGGCAGAGACGGGGGGCGCCATTCCGTGGCCTGCTTCACGGCTTCGGGCATCGCTCCGATAAGGGCAAATAGATTGCGAACTACGGTGTCCTGCCGGTGATGGCCAAGGATCGCCAACTCAAGCAGTCGGTCCGCCGCGTCGCCAAGAGGAATGCGCCCCTCGTAAATGTCGAGGCGGACGTATTCCTCATCCGAGGCGATGGTATCGACCTTCTTTTTGCTCATCTTCGGTGTTGAACCTTGCTGCGCCTTCATGCGGCCCTCTCAAGTTTCACCACGTTTCCACCCCCGTCATCGTCGTCGGGGGGATCTGGATCGCCGTAGCGCCAACCCAGGGCAAGCAGGGACATGGCGGCAAGGCACCGCTCGGCAAATGGGTCTCCGTAGGCGACGCGGTGCTCTAGCTCGTCAACGAGGTCCTTGTAGGCTTCGCTGGTGGTCATGCGACCCTCCTGACGACCCGCTGTCGTTTTGATCTCTTGGCCCTTATTTTCTGGGAAACGGAGCCCTTGTCGATTTTGACCAGCTTTCCATTCTTGAGGCGGTAGCCGGGGATATTGATGCCGGTCGATCTCATTCGACAGCCTCCTCTGCAACGCACTCGCACGGATCAGGAGGGAGGCAATAGACCTCTGTCGCCTCAACTCTCGATCCGTCGTCAAGCTCGATCGCTGCCGGCGCAGAGATCTGATACGCCTCAGCGGCGAGGCACACGTCGGGCTCGACTTCGATGGAGATCTGAACCCCTGTGACGAGCGTGATGATGAGGGTCCAGATCATTCGGTGTCTCCCGACATGCGGCGCGAGCGCTCGACAACGCGCGCGGCGGCCTCGCCGATGTGTATCCATGTGCTCATCGCGCCGCGTCCCGGATCACGTTGCACGCCATGTCGCAGAACAGCGGAACCGTCTGCGTCGGGCCGTTCCGGTTCTTGGCGATCAGAAGCTCGAGCACATTCTGGCAGTCCCTCAACCGCGTCTCGCGGTCCATCTCGGCCGTCGATCCCGGATCGCATTTCATCCTCTCGAGATAGTAGGCTTCGCGGTAGGCGAAGCACACGAGGTCCGCGTCCTGCTCGAGATCGCCGCTGTTGCGCAGGTCGGCGAGCGTCGGGCGCTTGTTCTCGCGGCCTTCCGTGCCGCGATTGAGCTGGTGGAGGGCGACCACGGCCACGTCCTGATCCTTCGCCAGCGTGGCGAGCGCGTCGGACACCTCGCCCACCTCCTGCACCTTGTTGCCGGCGTATCGTCCAGACGGCTTCACGAGGCCGAGATGGTCTACGACGACGAGCCCGAGCCGGGTCCCGTTGCGCTCCATGCGCTGCGCCTCGGCCCGCGTGCGGGCGGCAATCTCCGCCATGGTCAGTCCGCGCTGGTCGTCGATCACCAGCGGCAGCGTGGCGAAGCGGGCGGCGACGCCCCCCCAAACATCAGCGTCACGCTCGCTCATCCGGCCCGACATCGCGTCGGCGTAGGGGATGGACCGGCTGCTGCTCCACGACAGATCGGACAGGCACCGCGAGGCGAGCGAGGACGTGGACATCTCGAGTGAGAACATCAGCACGCCGTGGCCGGCCTTGGCGGTCCGCAGCATGGCCGACGAGATCACCGTTGACTTGCCCATGCTCGGCCGTCCGGCGACGATGGCAAACTGCTTGCGCCGCCATCCGCCCGATACGGCGTCGAGATCCGCCAGACCGCTCGTGATCCGCTCTGCCCCGTCGTCGTTCAGGATGTGGTCGATGGCGTCGCTGAACGCATCCCCGATGCCGCGACGTGTTGGTCCAGCCTTGCGAGCCACGGACAGCACGTCGTCAAGCGCCGAGACGGCGACGTTGGCGCTGTCGAGCACGCCCACCGTTTGATTGCGGGCGGCTTGGTCGAGGCCGGCCGCAGCCTCGCAAAGCCGGCGGCGGGCGGCATAGTCCCGCTGGACCTCTGCCAAGGCTGAGATGTTCCGGCTATCGCCGATCGACACGAGCCGCCGGATGTACTCGGCAGGGGTGACGACGTCCGTCAGGTCGGGGAGCTGGCTGATGACAGCGCGAAGCGTCGCGAGGTTGATGGACCTCGAGGTTGACCACTGCTCGCACATGGCGCCGTAGATCGCGCCGTGAACTCCATCGTAGAAATTGCTCGGGTCCAGTCTGCCGAGCTTGTCGATCGCGGCGTTGTCAACGAGGATCGCACCCAGAATCGCTTGCTCGACTTCGATGTTGTGGGGGGGCTCCCGGAGGGCGAGGTCAAGCATTGGCGGCCTCGTGGACGTAGTCGGACCCCGGCGCGGGCTTCAGGTTGCGCGGGCCGGTCAGCTTGCCGATGTGGAACGGATCCTCCCGGCGCTGATCGGCTGCTTGGCGAGGGCCGGCGTTGGCCTTGACGGCGGCGCGATAGCGGGTGTCGCGGTCACGCTTGTCGGCGGCAATGCGGGCCATCCTGGACCCGAGCTGGCTTTCGAGCGGACGGCGGCTGTTCGGCTGAAGGCTATCGCCGATTTCGATCAGCGCCAGATCGAACCGCTTCTCGTCGCCGTCGAGTTCAGAAATCCAGAACTTGCGAAGCTCGTCGCAGACGACCAATCGTCCATCGACGATTTCAACGCGCTCCGCCGATTTGGGGGTAGGGGGATTCTTAACTTCAACCTTAGAGATAACTATCCCCGAAGGGGATTCTATACGCGCGGGCGCGCGAGGGATTTCGGCACCCTGGTTCCGGCACCCTGGTTCCGTTTCGGCACCCGGGTGCCGCTCGCGGCACTGGGGTTCCGGCACCCTGGTTCCGGCGGCACCCTGGTTCCGGCACCCGGGTTCCGCCTTGGCCTTCCTGATCGCCCGCTCAGAGTACCCTGTTGCACGCGCAAGCTCTGCCACCGACGTGACGCCCTCGTGCTTCGCGTACATGGCGATGAGCTGTGCAAGAGCGGTCAGGCCGCGCTTGCTTTCAGCTGGTGATTCGTGTAGTGTTTCCATTGTCAAGACCTTTCTTCTGGCGGAAGAAACCAAGCCCTCGGAGCCCGAACAGCTCCGGGGGCTTCTCGTTTTGGCCTCACGGCAGGGCGGGCGTTGCAAACGGGGAAGCGGCCCCGGACCTCGTCGCGGAGACAACGCGAGATCACGCCCGCCCAGCGCTGAGGCTGAGCGGAGAACGCACTGACGCAACTGACTGGGGACGCTTCCTGAACTCGGAGCGGGCGGGCGTGGATAACCAGCTCCGCGCTCATGACGTAACTTGACGTTACCGTGCCGCTGGATTACGGTCAAGACACGGTCGAAGGGCTTATGAGTTTCGTGCACAGGCCAACTGAGGGGCGGATGATGCTGCCCCATGACAACAGGGCGTTACAAACAGATCATGAGGACCTTCGGCTCGAGGCTCAAAAGCGCGCGGGAGCTTGCGGGTTTCCGCTCGGCTCAGCAGTTCGCTGGCGTGCTCGGCGTCGAGCCGCACACTTACCGCAAATACGAGCGCGGGGAGGCTGAGCCCAACTTTGACTGCTTCACGCGCATATGCGAGTTGCTGAACATCACACCGAACCATCTTCTTCCGTTGGCCGCCGCCGGCCGCCGTCGTGAAGACGGCGGCGGCTCATCACAAACCGCTGCGGCGTAAACCAGAGTAACGTCGTGCGGTTTACCGGTCCCCGCACATCCCCACGGAAAGCGTAAAATTAAGTTACGATTTTACTTGACGCGCGCCATTACGTAATTCAGGGTTACGTCATCACCGGAGCGCAGTGGTCCACCAGCGCCCCCAAGGTTGGTGGACCGGCTTCCTCAACGCCAAGCGCTCTGCGCTCCGGTGATGGGTTTTGCGACAGCCTCAAAGAGAGGGCGTCGGGGCTGGCGCAGCGGGGGGCCGGGGAGGGGTTTTCCCCTCCCCGGATCGCTCACAGGGAGGCAGACACCGTGACAACCATTCAATTCAGAGAAGCGCCGATGATGCGGGGACATTTTCGCTGCGGCGTCTTCTCGGGGCATTTCGAAATTGATGACGCCGGCGAGATACAGCGGATTGTGGTCGATCAGGATTTCGGCCCCGGCCGCGAACCGCTGGTCTTGACCTGGTCGCGCGATCCAGATCCCTGGTTCACCGCGCTGTGTCGCGGGCTTGAAGACCAGTTTCAAGACGAGCTGATTGAACGTCGCGCCGAGCTGGCCCGTCGTTCGGTTCCAGACGCCGTCGAGCACTCGACCTACTGGGGGCCGCTATGAAATTCGAGATCAGGAACCGTTTTACCGGCGCCATACAGGTTATGGCAGAACTCGAGAGCAGCGCTGATGCCAGCTACGGAATCAGGCTGGGCCTCGCCATACGTTGGGCTCTGGAAGAGGGCGCCAACCTCGCGGGCGCCAACCTCGCGGGCGCCAACCTCGCGGGCGCCAACCTCGCGGGCGCCAACCTCACGGACGCCAACCTCGCGGCCGCCAACCTCACGGACGCCAACCTCGCGGCCGCCAACCTCGCGGACGCCAACCTCACGGACGCCAACCTCGCGGGCGCCGACCTCACGGACGCCAACCTCGCGGGCGCCAACCTCGCGGGCGCCAACCTCACGGACGCCAACCTCGCGGCCGCCA